ACCATCAACATTAAGTGTAGTATCAAAATCAACTGCACCTTTAATGTTTAGATCTCCTTCACCAACTGCATTACCAGTAGAAGAAGCAACAGTAAACTTATCTGTTGTACTATTACGAACAGCAAAGTTACCATCGACATCTACAGTTCCATTAAACTCAGCATTACCATTCTGTGTTAGTGTACCTTCAGATGTGATATCTCCTGAAGCACCTAGAACACTAAACTTAACTGTATCTCCAGAGTTCTTTTTACCTACAAATAAACCTTGACTAGCACCAGTTCCACCAACGTGTAGTGTTGTGTTAATACCAGCACCACCAAAAACTCTTAAGTTAGAAGTGTTATGGTTTGAATAACTTGGAGTATATGCAGCAACAGAACCTGCTCGCATCTTGTATCTGATGGATAGATAGTTCCTTAAACCGTAGTTCTCAGTTGCGTCTTCTTGCTGGTTAAAGTCACCATTCAGGAAGATGTCACCATTAAAGAGAACGTTCTTATCAAAGTATCCACCACCATCTACTCGTAATGCACCGTAGTCGGCATTCTGAATTGTATGTGGAGCACCAGATAAGATATCAGGTTCATCTGTACTTTCAAGATAAACAAGTCCTGCAATATTTGCACCACCTGCAGAATCTAGATTACCGTTATCTGTATCAACAACAAACTTATCTACTCCAGCAGCAGTTTGAACTTTAAAGGTTTTATTGTCTGCCTTAACTATAGTCTCATCTGATACCGTTAGAGTACCAGCAATAGCAGTATTACCAGATGCTGCTGTTATATTAAACTTATTACTATTAACATCTACATTACCTGTGACGGCAAGAACACCTGCCATAGTAAGGTTACCAGTTGTAGATCCTGCTGTAAATTTTGCAGTACCACTTCCGTTCTTCATTATGAAGTCTTTAGATGCACCTTGAATAACTACTTCATCATCAAACCTAGATGTACCATGAGTTCTGAAGTTAGTATCAACATCTAAAGTACCACCAATATTAACATCATCTCCAATACCAACACCACCTGCTACTACTAAATCTCCAGTAGTATTTGAGGTTGAGTTAGTATTAGTTGTTAATTTTAAGTTACCAGCGATGATCCCTGCATCTGTTCCAGCGAATACCTCTGCGGTATTTGTGGCATCGTAGACGAATGAGAACGCTCCTGAATGGCCTCCAAGATCAGCGGCCGAATCGTCGTAACCAAAGAATCCAACTCTTGCTTGTGTGTCGTAATATCTGAATTCAACTCCTCTATCCTTACCGTCATCTGAACCTGGAGCAGTATCACCGCCAAGAGTGATAATAGGATCATCCAACGTAGTAACGGTTGAATTAACTGTCGTAGTCGTTCCATCAACTTGTAAATCCCCCATTATCTGAACTTTACCACTAGTCGCTCTGTCATCACCAGGATCCAAGATCATAGTAGCAGCAGAGGAAGCGATATAATCTCCTTGAAGATATATGTCTTCTATTTGAACTTTACCAGCAGCGTCTGATGCAGTGATAGTAACTGTATTTTCTGCAGTTACTACAACACCACTAGCACCAGTGCCAGCATTAGTTGCTAAAATACTTAATGTTCTAGCGGATGTTGAGTTCTGTGTAGTCTGGAATGTTAGATTACCATCTCCAGTCTTGTCTAAAGTTTGTGCAACAGCACCATCCAAAGTAATATCTGGATCACTAAAGTATGATCTTACATTGACATCGATCTCACCAGCACTACTATCGCCAGTGTTATTAGCACCAAACAGAAGATTACCTGAAGTATCATTGACCTTTATATAATTTAAATAATTAAAACCTCTATAACCAGATGTTGCTGTGAGTTCCTGATCTAATTCAAAATTCTCTACAGTATTTCCATCAGCAAAACCGATACGTCTATTTTGTAGTTGAGTATTATCAACCCCATTAGCAGAAATAGTGACATGACCTGCTGCAGATACGTCAAAATCTTCCTGTGCGAATGACGCTAATCCTTTTTGTTTAGTTGTAACTGCACCAAGATATCTCCAAGATCCAGCATCAGTAGCATCTGAATGAGTTGGAGCACCAGCACCAGCAGCAATACCTGCTATTGCTTGATAAAGTTTTGATGCATTAGTAATTTTATCATCACGAACATATGTAGTACCTGCAGCATATGCAAGTGCATCTGTTCCCTCTACAGCAGTTGCAATAGGAAGTGCTACTGATGCTGTTAGTCTACCGTAATCATCAACTGTATATGCTGTAGTATTAACAGTTTGTGATCCAGCAATAGATGTTAGAGATGCTGTGTTATAAGCAGCACCAGTAACAGCAGTTGTTATAAGATCAATTGTTGGGTTTCCAGAAAGACCACTACCATCTGTAATAGCAATTCTTGTGGCAGTACCAGCAATTGCTCTGGTTGCCATAGTACCAGTACTAGTTCTAGATATTAAACCAGTACTAGTAAGACCTGCAACAGCAACAAGGTCTAAATCATATGGTTGTGCAGATGAACCTTCTACGGTTCCATTAAGATTGTAATCAGCAAGAGTTGTTGGGTTTGTAGCATTAGTAATTCTACCCTTTGCATCTACAGTAAGTTTTGTATATGTACCTGTAGGTGTTGCAGTACCATCATAATGAGGTAGTGTTGATACTAAACCTAATGCTGAGTTTAATGTTAGGTTTGCAGAACCATCGAATACACCAGATGATTGTACATCCCCAGAGAGTTGAATTTGTCTAGTTGAAGCAAGACGTGTAGCAGTTGAAGCGTTACCAATTAGAGTTGACGTTATAGTACCAGCAGAAAAATTGCCGTCTGCGTCTCTCTGTACTAACGTATTTGCTGTATTAGATGTTGATTCAACTGGTCTCTCGTATCTCAAAGAGTTCCATGCTGAAACACCATCGCCAAGTTTAAATCGGCCTGTGTCTAATTCTATCCCTAATTCACCTTGTGCCAATGTAGGGTTTGAGTTTGCCCATTCCTGAGCACCACCTCGTCTTAACTGTATTCTATTTGCCATTTTATTGGAACAACTCTATAAAACATGCTTCTCAGTTATTTATGTCATTAAAAAGGGGGAACTTAATCCCCCTTTAATTATTCTTCAGTTGTAACGTTATCCACCGTTTCTTCTTGTGGATTATAATAAGTTAATGCTTCTATAGCACCTTGTAATTTAAGTGCTATAATTTCATTTTCTTTAAGTTTGTCTGAAATCTGCTTATTCTCATTAAGGATATTTTTTAATCTATCTTGAAAATTCTTGAGCATCTCATCCTGAGATACCTTTTCTACAGGAGTTCCAGTTTCAGAAACTGGTGTAGTAGGTACATTAGGTGTAGCAGGGGCATCTATTGATGCAGTAGTCGTTGGCATAATTAAGTCCTTTCTTTGTTAGCTAACTGGGTTAAGAGGGCTTTTATCTCACCCATATCAGATTTTAGCGTAGAAACATCATTTTGTAAAGCCTGATATTCTTCTTCTTTATTCCGATCTGCCTTATACATCTTCATATATTTTTCATATGCCTTAGTATCGGCAGATTGAATAGCACCAGTGGTGGTGTCTTTCCACCACCCATCATGATTTTCAATTGGTTGTTTCATTAGATAGCAAGTGCAATCGCTCTTAGGTCACTTATTCTTGGGATAGATGCTTGGTTAGCAGACACAAACAATACCTTAATTTGATATTGTGTGAAGTCTAATCCAGAAACCTCATAATCATATTCCCTATACTCTTCCAATTCTGTTGTGTTTGGAATAGTTGCATCATTAGTTGGGAAGAACTCAAATCCATATTTCTCAATGGAGTCAGTTGATCCAGATGGCAATACTCTATATAGAGGTTTAATAAGTGTATCTGGTGGACGGTATCCCGAAAATATTAGTTTGATAGATGAAGATGGATTTGTTAGATCAGCAATCTTAGTTATATAAGCAGCTTCATGCTCATCACCAACTGGTAACTTAGCAGAATCTACATTACTTGGATTATTAATCCTATTAGATGTCAAGATAATAGACATTCTATCAGTATCAATAATTGGTGAAACGTTGCTATCAGTACTTGTTAGATTTAAATCTAATCTAAATGATTTCGCACCACCCAATTCTGTTGATTCATTAATATTTGAACATATTAATTGAGGACTTATGAACTCATTACTACGATTAATCAGAACATCATAGAACTTACCATTATTACTGAATGAATTCTGACTTAGAGTAACACCATTATTAATAGAAGTTCCACTAATTGAATTAACCCTACCTGTCATATCCGTATTAGGTAATAGAACCTTTTGAACAGAAGGTGTTACATATTCATACTGTATATTCTGAGAAGCAAGTATCGAAGATCCACCTGACTTAATTCCTTGTATAGCAATAGAAGTCGTTACTAGATCATATGAATCTAGGGTTGGTGTCTGTAATGCTGTATGTGTCTTATTAAGTTCTGTCAATGGTATACCATCTAAGTTGTAACATTCGACAATAGATTCGTCTGCTTGTGTTACAGCAGTTCCTGATACACCTCTTTCATAAACAGTAATTGTTTTACCGTCATTACTAATGGCACTGTAAGACATAATCTCATCATTGATCTTAATGTATGCAACGTTAGATGCACTTATTGCAACTCCATTAATAATCTTATGGAACGCACTAGCATCATTAACCTGTAAACTGGTATCACCTGCAGCAATTGCAGATGTTAAATATGTTGGTGTAACTTCAGATTCTATACCAGAGATAATGACGTTGTTATCTAAATCATGCATAGCATGGTTAGAATGGAATACTCTAATCTTTCTTTGAGAACTTGTATATGTTGGTGAAGTTCCTACGAAAGCATCAGCAACTGCAGAAGCAACGATAGTATCACCACTATAAGTTATAGAACCCACAGTTGCAGTTTTTGAGGATAGAGCACCAGTAATAGTTTCAGTAGATGCAGTAAAGTCAGTAGAAACATACTTAAGTGTAAGTGTATTTGTACCAGCAGTCCAAGTAACAACTTCTGCAGTAGGAGCAGTAGCTGAGTTACCAGTGATTGTTTCTCCAACCGTGAAGTCACCTGATGCACCAGTTACTACCATAGTAGCAAGTGCTTTGGATGAAACAACTCTATTGGAAATAACACCACCAGTATTAGAACCAGCAGCCCAAGTACCTGAAATATCATTAATAGTTAAGAGAACTGCAGATCCACTAGATCCAACTGAAGTAACTGTACCTTCAGCATTAGTAGTCTTCTGATAAAGTCTAGATCCAACTGTATATGGAAGGTTGTTAGCATTCATTACCAACTGCAATTCTGGTTGGAATGTTTGTATAGCATCTGTTTGAAGAACTACTTGTCCTCCATTACCCCTATCTAATGAAGCATTGTTTAAAACTAATTGTGAATTAACGCTAGTATTAAAGACTGCTCTGTTAACAATAAACTTCATGTCCTCATACTGATCAGCAGTCCATGTTGATGCGTTCTGTGATTTAAACAGAACACCAGCATAAGGTTGTTCAGATATAGTTCTATCTCCAGTAATATCCAATTCACCCATCCTAGAAATCCAAACTTGATAAGAGTTAGAGTCTGATAAGAGAACGAAACAATGTTCTTGAGACTGTGGTATATAAACTGGTGCTTGGAAGGTAAACTTCGTAGCAATAGAACCTGTCTCAGAGATTTGAATATTATCAGGATTTAATGTAGTATCAGAAAATGGTAAAATTGATGTAGTTGGATATCCATTTTCCATAGAACGTATCTGCATGGAAATAGGAATATTAGCATCCTTAGCATTAAAGTAAACATCAACTGAAGTTACATATGAACCACCTTCCTCGTCAATAATAAAGGACTGTGCAAGAGGGTCATACCAACCAACCTGACGTGTTTCTGTTCTGACTGTATTTCTACTTTCAGTTTGAGTTACAGTGTCAGTAACAACATCAGCATTTCTTACAGCAAGTATATTTTCTTGAATAGTTTCAAGAGTACCTGTTGCTTGATAATCTGCTTGTGCAGATGATGAAACAGTTCCCCCTGTTCTAGAATCTGTAGCACTTGTTGTAAATCTAAGAACTCTAGTACCAGTTGCCCAACGTGGGTTTGTATCTACATTTGCTGGTGGAATGAATAAACTTCCTCTATATTGTCCTCTTCTGTCAGTAATAAATCTACGATCTCTAACTACTGCTCTAGCACCAGAAGTACCTAATAATACTTCACCAACTTGCATGTTACCGTAGTAAGTACCTGTTGCTTGTGCAGCAAGTGATACAGTATCAATATTTAAGAATGCTGTAGTAGAAGAATAAGAACTTGCTAATTCAGTATCATCATATGGATTGAATTTGTAGTAGTCATCAGGAGCTGCAACTTTCAATTTGCATCCACTAGTAAGACCTGTTACTGTTTCACCAACAACAAATGGTGTTGAGTTTGTTCTAGCATCAGTTGTACTATCCTTAATAAGTTCAATAATCTTAGGTGTGAAGTAGTCATTAACTGATTGTCCATCAAAGAATGAGAAGAATGAAGTTCTAGGCTTCATACGTACAACACTAACATCAATGTTTCTGGAACGGATCCAAGGTGTAGATGTTCTAGAAACAACTGTATCTCCTTGAGAAATTCTATCAATTCTGGGTACAACTCTTGTTCTAACACCAGCTCTTGTCTGTCTAGAAGGTACGGTTATTCTTGTAGTTTCATCAACTGCAAGTCCACCACCCCAATCACTACGTCTACTTGTATTTCTTCTTCCTAATGATTCTCTCGTTCCCGATCCTGTCCATGTAGTTTCCCATGAACCCCACTGAGTTCCAGCAAATCCATTTTGATCTGTATTCAATCTTTCTGTTGTATCTCTAAAGTCACCTTCTATACTTTGAACAGCTTCAGGTAATCTATTAGTATCAACCCAGTCATCTGATGCTGGAGTTAAATCAATACGTCCGATGTATGTAAAGACGTTAAATGGGTTAACGTTTTCAGTCCTAGATGCATATGGTTGTGTTATTAATGCTTCTTCTGTATATGGAAGGGTAACAACAGGACCAGTCTTCTGATAATTTTGAGATAATGTTTCATTAATAATCAATGAAACGTTTGTTGTGAAGTGAGATGGACGTGCAACACCTTCCCTAAAGTCTAGAGATGCACCCCAATCTTCTGATTTGAGGTTTGATTTTGAATGATCTGTAAAATCATCTACAAGGAAACCATTCTTCAAACGGTTCTTACCAGAAGCATCAGTAACTTCAATGTTGAAGGTATCTGTCTCCAACATATTGAGAGATGTAAAATATTCAACCTGATCAAGACGTTTTTCTAGAGCACCAATGTCTCTCATAGTAAATCTCTTATGATCAGATTTAGCTATAGATACATCTTTATTTGGATTAAATCCATATGGTGCATGTCTTAATATTCCTAAGAGCATACCATCATTAAGGTTATCTGGTTCAGAAGGATTTTCTGAAGACTTACCTTTAATGATTTGGAATTTACCATTAGGTAGTAAATATAGTTTATCAATTCTAGCAAGATACCAATCAAAGTCACACTTAAAGTTGCTATTGAGTTTTGGTATATCAAATAATGTAGCAGCAGGAGTACCTGAAGTTGGAAATACTCTTGACTTAAAGTCAAACGTAGAACAGTTTACATATGCTGGTGAAGCAACGGTTCCTGTTCCAGTATATAAGTTCTTGACACCTGGACGGAAGTCCAAGAAGTCAGCCATAAACCTATTCTCAAATATATTGATATTCTTATAATCAGTTTCTAAGTAAGACTGACCACCAAAGTAATCTCCAGTAGCAGAATGACTATAGTAATCTATAACGATTTTTAACTTTCTAATTGGTTGAACAAATCCTTTCTTTCTAGTTAATCTAGCACAAGTATACATGAATGGTGTTTGACCATTATCTACAATATATCGATCTGTAATTACTTTAGAACCTGCTACAACAGATCCAACAGAATCATTGATAATTCCACTAATAGCAGCACCTGCAGTATTGAAACCATTAACAGTTTCACCAGATGTGAATGCACCAGATAGATAAACGATTGTTAGTTTTAAAGTACTTGAGTTAAAATCAACTACTGTTGCCCTTGCTTTGGAAGTTCTACCAGTTACAACTGTTCCTACAGCAAAGAATGTAGGTTCAACTAAAGTAACAGATGGTATTACTGGATCACTATCATCTAATGATTCATACACAGCATGAACTTTATAAGAATCTACTAGACCAAGAGATACATCTTTATCTTGTATTCTTGTTCCATATAAGTTTGAATATGTTAAACCGTAATTTATCTTATCTAAATTCTTAGTAGTCTTATTGACTTTTAAGATAAACATTTTCTGTAACGCCTTTGTCTTTCTCTGCGTTACGTTCTTAGAAATTGTTGCTGTTACCTTAACAGATGATATATTTGTTAGGTTATCTATCTGAATAGTAGTTCTTTCAGAAGATGTGAAAGAAGTATATCCTAAAGCACCAGAGTTTGCTATATCAATAGGTATTTGATCACCAGCAGGATAAGTACCGTTAGTACTACCGAGTACAGTAATAGTATAATTCTGATCTGTTATTGGTTCAAACTGCTCATTTTCAGGAAGGGTTATGGAGATAGAACTTGATGCAACAGTTTGAGCATCAAAGGTTCTTCTACAAACCATAGATTCATCAGAAATACTCTTAACATATGGTTTAGTTAGAGCACTGAATAGATCTGCATTTTCAGTTTGATTTAATTTAGATCTATATCTTACCATTACAGTATAAGTTCCTGCAGTAGGAGCAGCACCACCAGCACCAGGAGTAACATTAACAGTTTGAGCTTGATAGTTGAATATTGTAGATACGTTTGAAGATGCTAAGTTAGTAGGATCTACAAAATCAACATCAACATACTTAGTCTCAGAGAAGTAAATTCTATCACCTGGTCTTAAATCAGATGCAAAATTAGAATTTAAACCAGTAATCTTTTCAGAACCACCAGTCGCATCATAGGTAAATGTAGCACCTTGAAGGAATAGTGCATCTTCTAAACGAACATCACAAGTAAATTCTACAGCAGTAGTACCTTCATCTTTACCAACAATCTGTCTGGTATCTGAATATTTGTATGTGTGAACATTAGTAATCGTATCTAATTGTTCACCATCTAAAAGTAAATACTCACTAGCAGCAAATGTTCCTTCTACTTGATACAAGTTTATATGAGTTGCTGCAGTTACAGCATCAATTAAATAACCTCTTGCACCAGTTGTTGCACCAACAACTATTGATCCTTGAGCAATAGTCTTAGCAGAATTCAACTGAATTGTAGTTACCATTTGTACATCAAACAGATTTAATTTATACCTGTCATCAGTATTACCAAATGTCGTATCTGGATTACTTACATATTCACATGAAGCAACTCTAGCATAACCAATAAGATTACCAGCAGCAGTTCCAGCACTTGCTGTTAAAGTATCACGTAATTCTAAAGTTTGATATGCATTAGTAATTGTAGATCCAGCAACATTAGGGAAACCAAATAGGTTTTCTATAGTAGACCAGTTTCCAAGTTCAAATGCTATGTTAGTGTTCTGTGCAGAATCCGTTTCTCTTGGTTTTATTAAGTCAATGTAGGTTGGTGCTGTAGTCTTAACTCTATAACCCCTTACATACGCAATACCAGGTCCAATTTCAACAGAGTAATTAGATTCAGTAGCAGTTGCACCACCACTTGTAATATCTCCAATGGAATAAACACCATTATTAAATCCATCATTGAGGTTTTCCCTCATACTGATTTGGAAATCTTTTACAACATAGTCACCATTTTCTTCAAATGTTCTTAAGGCAAGACTTTTCTCTAATTCATCGTAAGCACTACGATCAACAATCTTCTCAACCTTATTACCATTAAGTCTTAGTAATTCTATAAAGTCCTTATCAGCATCATCTGTAAGTAATTTTTTAATTAAGTTTGTTGTTACTCTGAACCTATGAGCACCAGGAGCAGCATAATTAGATGTTCCTGCAGCGTTATCATTGAGGCTAAGGTCATCTTCTGGGGTAACAATTGACTCGAGGATTTCAAGTCCAATTCTATATTTTGGTGAAGTTCCATATTGATCAAGAAGGATATATTGATAGGGTACGTCTACAAAGAACCCTCTAATAAAGTATACACCAGATTGTACATAAGCAACAGATCCTGTTTGAATTGCTGAAGTAGGTAACAACTGTGCAAATGGTGAACCAACTTCAATCAAAGTAGTTCCAAAAGTAATTTCACTTTCAGTAATTAACTGTTCATTATTTGAAAATGTATCTTGATTTAATGCAGCACCACCAGATTCAATATACTTTACATATATTGTAATGTAGCTTTTGTCAGATTCAGCAGCAGATATACTATAAAGGACTTTGGCTTTAACACCAGAAGTCAAACCTGTAATAATTTTACCTGTAAGTTGACTACGATAATTCTCAACATCAGCACCAAGAAAACTTTCTTGAAGCATGATACAGTCAACATTTAAGTCATAACCAACCTGACCTGGTATGACCATTGCACCATCTTTAAAGGTATGAGAACCAATGTTCTCAACCTGATTTTGCATGATGCTTTGCATCGTGGATAGTTCTCTTGCCTGTATAGGAAATCCAGGTCGGAACAGCACTCGATAAAAGTTTTTACTTTTATCAAAGTCGTCGTAATACGGGGTGACGTTTAAGTTAGTATTTTGTGCCATTCGTTTAGAATTCTATTACGATTTTAATATCTTCTACTTGGTCGTTTGCACGACTGATTGATCTTCTATTATCTATGTAAACAACCTGACCGCTATTTGACTTAATCTCTGGTTTTGCGTAACCGTTATTAAATCTCATACCGAGGTCATATTCGGTGTTATTAATAGTTCTAGAAGATGAGTTTGGAACTGCAGGGAAGTTTACATCTGGTTGCCCAGCTGCACCTGAAGTTGCACCACTTATAGGGTTGGAACCATCAAACTCGTTTTGTGTACCAGTAACTTCTGGGAAAATCCCATCAACAGCATTTTGATAGTACTTTAATAGTTTAGTAGTCGAGTTCCAGGATATAACTCTCGCACGAGCAGTGACGTTTGCACCACCAACAACTCTAGTTTGAGTGATAATTTCATCTGGGACATAATTACCTTGGAATGTAGGAGAGAATATAACTGCTTTAGTAGCAGAAACTGTAAGGTCTGATATCAACTCAGTTGTACCAAACTTAAGAGGATTGGTAATTAAACCAATTCTTCTGTAGTCGTTATCAACTGGGAAATCTCCAGCACCTTCATCATATGATAGTTTGGCGTTAATCATGGTTCTGAAAGCACCAATTTCAACCACTGCATCACTTCCATGACCACCAGGAGGTGGAATGATAACATCAACCTGCCCACCAGTACCAGTACCAATACCTGTAATATTATCAACAGATATTTTAGCAAAAGTATAACCAGTACCACCACTAGTAACAGTAGCAGAAATAATCTTACCTCCGTCTATAACAACGCTAAGACGACCACCAGTACCATCACCGTTGATAGAAACGTTATCATACGTTCCATTATTATAACCTGTACCTGCAGCAGTAATAACTACTGTATCAATTTCACCTTCAACAGCATTAGTTTTCACTGCAGCGTTAGTGAAAACTGGCATATAATCGTTCGAGAAGAACTTAAGAACAGATGCAACAGGAATAGTATACATGTACTTCCATCTATAACCATCACCAGTAGTAATGATTGAAGTAGATGTACCAGTAGGTTCAACAGTCGAGGGTTTTCCGTTAGGATCGCTAGGAGACGTTCCGTTATAGATGCACTTATATACTTGATACTGAGAGTTTACAACGTAAAAGTCAGAATCATACAGTTTAGTAGCACCAGATGCAGCAGTTTTAGTTGGTGAATAATCATGACGATACATGTCATAGGTGAAACCTAATCCACCAGTAGTTTGTTCTGGGGAAACCCAGTCAATCCTACGAACAACCTGTACGGTATCAGCAGCAAGTACTCTTTTCAGAGAGATCATATCATCATATGATCCAGAGAATTCCGAAAATGAATCTACCGCTTGCGGTGGAGAGTTTTCGTTATCCCACGATTGTGGTCTTCCAATGAACAGATATACCCTATCACGATTGGCACCAGCTGCCGTATCGGATTGAGTCGCATCTGGACCTTCAAGTGCCTTAATGAATTTTTTTGCTGAAAAAATCCTAAATTGATCAGTTAATAGAGCTGCCATGTCCTAGTGACTATTGTCCTCTTGTTTATTTATGTCGTTACGCACGAACCTGTGTTTGATACTCAATTCTTTTAATTCTATAAGAAGCACCACCAGTACCTGTGCAGAGTTCTCCACCCAATACTGCCTGTGCTATAGCACCGCTTGAAGTGCTATTAAATTTACCATCTAGTATATTATTAGAACTATCCGTAAATAAAACATATGGATGATCATAATACTGACTATCTATAGTTTTCTTATATCCATAACCACCATTAGTTATATTGATTGATGCAACTTGGTCTCCTGCAATCGTCATTACTGCAGTACCAGTTGCCTGTATATCACCCATAGGACCACCCCAGTTTATCGTTTCCGCATTTCTGGTTTCACTTGTAGGTGATAATAGTCCTTGTATTTCTAAAAGCGGAATTGCACTATAGTTAGTTCCTGGATTTTGAATGATAAAATCAATTATACTGGAATTGTGAGAGAACTCATAAAGTAAACCATTAACTCCAACATTTATATTACCAGTGTTAAATGGTGTTACTGCTTTAAGAACCAATATTTGATTTGTAGTATCCCAAGAAACAACTGTTCCTTGAACTCCAGATATAGAACCAGTAACAATTTCATTAACGTTATAACTACCACCATTACCAGTGGCGTTATCAAGATATAATGTAGTAAGTGCAGTATGTTCTACACCATCACTCAATCCACCTGCAGTTGATATAGTCGCATACTTAAATGGTATATCACCATCTTTAATACTATCTCCAACTTGGAATAAAGTTGTATTCTGACCACCCAATGTTTCTTCAATACCGTAAAGTGAACTAAAGATACCACCATCTAATTGTATCTGATTTTCATAATCTGTTGATGTATTTACTAAGTCAGGAATACCATCACCTATTGATGTAGGCAAAATATCTTGGAATGCTTTATCCTGTAAAGTCGAAATAGGTACTGTTAAAGTTGTTATTACACTATTTTGTAAATCAAGAATAGTGTGTGGTTGATATGCTGAATTAGCACTATCAGCAACACCACCATCAAACTGTACAATAGCATCTTCTGTAGATGGAATACCAGCATCAATAAATGCTAATTCATCAACTTCAAATGTAACAAGTAACTCTCTAGTAGAAGAATCCCAATCATATACTTTAGCAATCTTGTTACCAGCATTTTCAACTCTTCTAATAACACGGTCACCTACCTTGAATTTGTAGTTTGAACTACCATCTTCTGCGTTCTGTCCAGCATCAAGTATAACTCTCTGGTCGTAATTAAAATTAACACCTCTAGTTATACCAGAGAATTTACCAGCTGCTTTACTTGTATATGATATAGTTTCCTTATTAATAATAAGTTTTCCAGAACCAGGATATGCATCAGTAGAATCAACAAATACTGTTGTATCCGATGCAGTCATATCCTTAACAAGACCAGTAAGATAATTTGCACCTGAGTTATATGCCTGTCTTGCTCTAGTCTTACGTTTAAGATTAACGAGTTTTGTGAATATAACAGATGGTTGAGAAGTATATCCTTTACCTTGATCAGTAACTGTTATAGAACTAATAGAACCTTGAGAAATAGTTGCAATTGCTTTTGCACCTAAACCTCCACCACCATTGATTAAAATGTAAGGAGGTTCTTGATAATATTCACCACTATCTACAACAGATATTGAAGTAACCTTACCTAAAGTATCAATCGCAGCAGCACCTTCTGCACCAGATCCACCACCACCTTCAAAGATTAATGTTGGGGGAGATGCATATTGCCTACCACCACTAAGTAGTGAAAGACCCGTAATTGTTTGAACTGTTGGACTTCCTGTAGCACCTGTTCCTGTACCACCTAAAATTCTTGCAGTTGCAGAACCAAAATAGTTATCACCCTTTTGGGTCATCTTAACGTAAGCAATCGTACCTGGATTATCGGTACTTAAAACAACCTCACCTTCTGCACCAGCAGGGAATACATTGTTTGCTTCAGGAGGTGTATCGCCTTCAAATAAAGGAACTCCGTAAAATCTTGGACCAATAACATAAGGAAAAACAGGAGTACCTGCACCATCCTCTGTCATAAAGTAAGCATACGTTCCATTTGGATACTCAGGAGTTACTCCAAACTTACCATTATGCTCATCTAAAGTTCCAACAGGTTGCACATATTTCCAATTACTAGTAGTGCCACTTGTATGTACAGGTTGTGATCCACCACTACTAATAGCAGCAGTTGCTTCATAAATTATTCCAGATGAGTTTCTTACAGTAGCATATTGAGCATAAGCAGTACCACTATCCCAAGTAGATGAATTATCCCAAATATTATCCTGAACTACATCACCAAGAATATAACCTTCCTGAACAGTTCTTACACCAACAGATGCCGTTGTTTCAGCAAATGTATATAATGCAGTGATAGAATTTGAAGGTACTGTAAACCTTAATTCTCTTGCAGTAGCTGTATCAAATCCAGCTAAGTATTCAGTATATGTTTTTTCTACACTTTCTAAGTAATACTTAACTCCTGTAGTGTAAACGTACGATGCAGTACCTGCTACACCAGCATGCCAACCATCTTCAGTAGATGATATTAGTAGTGCTTCATTATCATTACTAGCATCATTTTGCTGGAAGACATATGTTTTCCCTCTCTTCAAATCTAAGAATGGTGGAGTAGTACCACCAAATAAGAACTTACCACTAGAAACAGTTACAACAAATGTTTCTGTAGATGCTGTAATTACCTCTGGTCTACCACCATCAAGTTCCCCAGTTGTTTTAAATCTAAATCCAGATACTTCTTTAGCAACAGTACCAGTAGAGGTATATCCATAAGGTCCGTAAATAGGATATCCATCAAATGACATACCAACAATCTTGGAATGTCCATCAGCATGTCTTGAATAATCAGGACCAGTTGCAAAAAAGTCAGTTACGTAATAATCATTAGCTAATGGGTCGTCATCGATCTCTGCCTCAAACGTAATATATCCCTCATCTCCAGCATATCCAGACATATATCTGTGATGCTTACAAAAATAATAAATGCGATTAGTATTTTCATCAGCATTCATTATCAATAATGGTTGGAACTCATTCTCATAATCCGCAGCAGGATAATCTAAAGAAGTGCTGTTGTAATAAAGAGTACCACCATTTAATGTACCATCAGCAGTTATGCTAAACTGCATAGGGTGTCCTTGAGTATGAGTACCAGTTATACCATTACTGCTATCTGATTGGTTCCAAATAATTAAATAATTTCTTTGAACCTTAATATTTTGTGGTGCAAAGTAATATGTTCCTGAAATAAATGGACCAAATTCATCAGAATCTGTACCAAAATCGATATAAAAAATACCGTTGGGTAATAATGTAGGGACTGTATTAATTTTAAATCCAAATCCTGTTGATCCTAAAACTAAATCTTGATCATTAAAAGTTCCACTTGTTTGTCTAAGATATATTCTAGTAATATTATTACTACCATCTCTAACAATTTTTGCAACTTCACCTCTACCATTTCCACTAATTACATCAACAGTTCTTCCTACTTCAATAGTTCCTATAGATTCATCAATATTAGTAACTGTTAACATGATATTATCAAATTCTACTTTGACATACCATGTAAATTGGATTAAGTTACCAAATTCAAAAGTACCATTTTTAAGTGCAAATTCATTAAGAACTCTACTTGATTGATAATAACTAATATTATTCTCAACTACAGCATCATATGTTGTATTATTCTTTACGTAACTGTTCTTTACACTATCAAGAGCAAATCCTGGAAATGGATTACCATCTGGACCCCATTCTGGAGTATGTAATAAACCACCATTCGCTAAAATACCTGTAACCTTATCTGGTTGTGCTTCTCTAGTACCAGGATTAGGAACGTCTTTACCACCTCTATAAATGAAAGTCTGATCAAATGCCCTATCAACTAAAGGACCACCACCAGGAACCCTCTCAGCCTGTGTAGGAGTGGGTTTGGGATGGTTATCAGATTGTATCCTTAATCTATCAGTCTTTTGTGGTGGTGTAGCAGTATTTAAAGCAAATAAACCAGTAGTAGGGGAATTTGGATGTGATTGCCAAACCTTATTAATATCAAATGAATCTACTACATTGGGAGTTTCTGCTTGAGGATAAATTCCCAATCTTAAAGGATCGTATCCCTTACCTCTATTAAGAACACGTACATGGATTATTCTACCAGAATCCTGATCTATAATAGGATATAATAATGCTTCTTGAGTCGGAGTACCACAACCCGTCACCGTCAACCTTGGAGGGTCTGCTGATGTATATCCAGTACCTCCGTTGACTACTTTGACTGCACGAACACCAAATACTTCATCAAAAATTGGTTCGATTACAGCACCACTTCCAGAAACAGTTCTTGCCATTTATTAACTCACAACGTTAATTTGTCCTTGCATCGCAGCATGGATTGTACATTGATAGTAAAGTGTGCTTGGAGCATTCATAGGTACAGTCCAATAAAGAACCGCAGTTCCACTACCAGATTGACCATCTGTATATGGAGTACCACTCAATCCTTGAGTACTTTGTATTCTAAAAGGATGTGCAGTAGATTGTATAGTATTGTCAAATGCATAAGTAAATCCTCTTTGAACATACAAAGTAGGATCACTTTGAGGAGATGCAAAACCAGGTCCATTGATAGTATAATCAGATGAACCACTTGCATTTACTTCCCACCATATAATTGGACTTCTAGTTACAATCCAACCAGTTCCATTATAGAATAATGAATCACCTTGTACTACACTAGAAGTATCAGTATCTGTTAAAGCAGCAAGTGTAGTTGTTAAAGTTCCAGAGAAGTTGATTGTACAAGTATCTCCAGAAATTGCAGTAGTTATATTTGTGCCACCTGCAATAGTTAATGTGTCTGTCTGACTATTTGCTGTTGTTGTACCAGTATCACCTACAATAGATGACCAAAGGTTAATAGAAGAAATACCAGCAGAATCATCTCCAGGTTTCCACTTACTAGCAGTAGAATCCCATTTCAAAACTTGGTTATTAGTAGGAGCAGCCGTTGTAGTATCAACGTCTGATAAAAGATCAACACTAGAATATTCTGTTGCAACCTTTGCCCTAACATCACCAGCACCGCCAGCAGTAATATTAATGTTTACATATGGATTGTCATCACCATCTACAGTAAAGAAATATCCCGTGTATGTCGCTGCAGCAGGAGCTGCACCAACACTAGCATACTCATTCTTATACTTTACCTTTGTTGGTAAATCTATTGTTCCATCACTACCTTCAAATGTGTTAGTAACACCACCATTAGATATTGTTACATCTCCAGTCCCATTAGGAGCAATTACTATATTGCCATTGGTACTAGAAATAATGGAATTTCCATTAACATCTAAAGCTGATGTTAAATTGGAATAATCCGACGGGAGAAAACTAGAACCATTATAACGCAACACCTGACCAACAGCAGGGTTAGTAACGCTGAGGGTTAATGTTGTACCGTTACCAATAGCACTGTAAATCTCATTAAAGTTATCATTTATCTTGTCACCACCAACTCTCAGAGTATCCCCTGTATTGTCGTTTGCTGCAGTACCAAGACCTAGAGATTGTTTAGCCATTACTCGCTACTTTTTTAGTTATTTATTAGTGTTTGATTATCCTATTTCAGGATCGACGAATTCTTCTCCATAAGCACTTAAGTCAGGAGCAGTCCAATCGTCAGGGACTGAGGTTTCAACTGCGATACCTGGAGTTTCATATCCAGATCCAGGATTACTTATTTCAACACCACCAACACCAACTAGTGCCTTGATAGAACCCTCAAAACCAGAGATCGAGTCAATTCTTACTGTTGGTCTAGAAGTATATCCAGATCCACCAGCAGTAACTTGGACTGTATCTATGAACCCTTGGGTTATTGCTGCTGATCCTTGAGCATCCTTACCAAAGACTGATCCAAGATAGTCGAAGGTGATTAAGGAGTTTGATGATTCAATAACAGCAACTTCTCTGGAGTCTGTCTCACCTTGGATGTCAATAAAGTCACCTGGTTCGACTGGAGGTACAACCTCAGCAGCATCAACGTCTGCCTCAGAACCAACGTAGGAGAAGGCAACGAATGTCGATCCCACACGAGGAATTTCAGAGAAGATAATTCTAGAACCAACAATTTCAAAACCAATTCCAGGTTCCTGAAGAACACCGTTAAGCGAAACAAGAATATTGTTTTCTGGACGTATGGTAGAAGATTGAACACCTTCTGTTAGTGTTAGTGAGTAGAATACATCATTACGTTTAAGGTTGAATGACTGACGTAAGGAGTCGAACTCGAAGGATATATCATCCAACTGTCTCAACTTACCTACGTAGAACCCTGTAAATGATGCTCCTAGATCTGGTGCTTCTGTAAACTGTATAGTGTCTGAGAACGCTGTATATGCGTTTGCAGCACCTGGAGGTTGCAGAATACCATTAACGAATACCAATAGGTGTCCAGCAGGATCTGGAAGGTATGAAGTACCATTCTGTTGTGTTAACTTGAATGATGTTGTAGTACCATCAAATCCTTTAAATGCTCTCTTCACACGTGCCTTGAGATCAACCTTAGTCAATATGATTGACTCGTAACTTTCAGGTCCAACAATTGCATCCTTAAGATCAAATGTTCCAACTATGTCTGAAAGATATAATCTCTTATTAACACCACTAACTCTAATATCTTGTACTTGTGCTGCAGCAGCACCAGGTGTCACAACCCTTGTACTTACAGTTGCGTAACCAATTGGATTTGATTCAAGTCCATAATCACCAATGAAGTCACCTAGAGCAAATGATCCAGCGTATTCAGTCACGTATATGTAATTATTATCAAGATCCAATTCAGTTATATAACCAAATGTGTTTGTATCTTGAATACCAGCATTTACCTTATAAATCTTATTTCCAACAGTAAAGTTATTCAATCCACTAACAATAGCAATTTGTAATCTAGTGTATCCAGTAGAAGCAATTCTACTACCAATACCAATATCAAGACCAGCAAATTTAGAAACTTCGATATACTGTCTAGAATTTTCAGGATAAACAACACACGTGGTTTCAAATGTTCCATTTAATGTTTCAGTATCAACTGTCAATGTACCACCAGTATTTGTAAGTACAGCAGCATCAGTCTTAATAAATCCTGTAGGAGTTGCAGTAGCACCACTTGTATATCCTTTGAATGGGATATCATTAACGAATGAACCCTTAAGATCAATAATTTGAATTCTACTTTCTATTGCACTAATTTGAGCAGTTGTTGAGTTTGTAGCACCAACAAGTGTGTCTGTAATTGCCCAAGGACCAGCAGTTACACGTACATCTAAGTACTTGTAGTTTTCATCCTGATGGAATCCGTAAACAACACCAGTAATAGATGGAGCACCTTGTTTAGTGACTACCTCATTCATACTGAACGGACCATCGGTAATATCACCATCAATTCTAAATCTTTGGTATGCTTGTACTACCCTACCCTCGTTCATGGTAATATCTTCTAGTTCTGCATAAGCATCACTAGTTAAACCATATAAGAAGTCTGCAGATTGGAGTCCACCACCAACACCAGCAGGAATGGAACGTGTACCATAGGTTAATGTTGGGATACTAAGTCCATTGACTTGTGCTATTCCTGTGTAATAAGTATCTTGCTTTAATTGCTCACGTAAAAGATTTAAATTAGATCTTACAATACCACTAACAGATCTCTTATCATACTCGGCAGCTGCTGGTATACTAAAGAACTTAAGGAACGTAGAACTTGGACCAGGTGAGGTTAAAGTATCATCTAGTGCCTGAAGAGTATATTCTTCAAGACGATCTAGTGCGTAGTTCTTAATATTAAATTCTGCATCAGCAAAGAATACCTTACCATCTACAGATGTATAAGGATCTAATGCACCTTTATTGAGTTTTGCACCCCAAACATAAGCACCATTACTATTATTACCTGCATATATTTGAGCATTGTTAGTGTCGTTAATGATAATTTCTGCTTGTAAAGCTGAGAAACCAAACGAGAATGTAGCGGTGATATATGCTCTATACCAACCATCACCGTAAGGAACAACTCCATATGCGTCTCCTGTAACACCACCTTGAGGTGTGAATAGAGATCCAATAACTCCATTAGTCAAGTTAAGATCAAAGAATACTCTTTGAACACCAGACTGACCTTCATCTAAATCTAGTTGTATACGACATCTATTAAGTTCACCCGCCTTAATGAATACTGACCATGTATATGTTTGAGTTGACTGGTTAGTAAGAGAACCTTCGTCAAACTTATTATTAGTATCGTCAAACTTAATAACACCATCATCCCATGTATCAGAAGAACTTAAAGTATAATTTCTAATGATTGAGTGTAGATCATTATCTGCGGTAGATACAATCTTTTCGGCAGTAGGAGTTGCATCTGGTGATGTGATAGCATCTTCAGTAATAAACATCTTATTACCAGACCAATCAAGAGTGAATGCTTCTGGATTTGCAAATAAGTTAACTCCAGAAATTTGACCACTAATATTAGAAGTAATCAATCTAGCAGTTGCAAGTGTTTTAACATTTGCTGGATTGTTATAGTAATGATAATCATCACTAACTCCACCAACGCTAATATCAGCAACAGCACCAGAAACTGATCCTTCAATGAGATCTACACCTTTCCACATACTGCCAGTGAAGGTTCCTACAATTAATAAGTTTGTATCAGCAACAAACTCAAGGACTATAGCAGTTCCATTATTATTAGAGCGAACCGTTTCACCCTTAACAAATACACCTATAACATTTTCAATTGTAATTGAACGACCTAACTGATTATCTAATGTGTTGGTTACGATAGTGTCATGAACTAAATCGTCAACAACTTCATCTAAGAATGTATCATAAGTCCATGTTCCAGAACCAAACTGAGAATTTACAAGGTTTGTAATTTCTTGCTTATAATAGTTTCTATTATAAAGAATATTCTTCGCAGCACCTCTACCAGTTTTTCTGCTAGGAGCAAGAATATTAAGAGCAAAATCTACAAGTTCGTTAAATCTTGTTGTAACATGAAGGATATTTGGTGGATTAAATGAATCTTGGAATGCAGATTGAGATGTGAACTGTGCAGCATATTGATCACCAACTGTTGTATGTCCAACGTTGAATAATCTATTTCTAATAGCATAATCACCAAGTTCTTTCAACTGCTCTATAGCATATAGAGTTGGTAGTAATTCTTTCTCAACATAACTGATTGATAATGTAGAAGTTAGATATTTTTCAATAGCAGCAACTGTACTATTATTTCCACCTGTTTGTAAATCAGATATCATACTAACAATGATTAGTTTGAGATCTCTTCGGCAAGTTGCTTCACCAGTAGCACCAGGATAAGTGAATGCTGAATAGTTTATACCATTTAAAGTATATGTAAATTCTGCAGTAACTCTATTTGTTATCTCTTCAGCAATGTAATCTCTGTTGAAGTAAAGTCTATCAGCAGCAACACCGAATGCTTCTTCTGTAGGAGCAATAATATCATTAATTGTATTAACTAAAGTATCAATTGCATCTTGAACATTAGCACAATCACCAGGAACTATGACAGAATTAGTTGTGGCAGATACAAATGTATGTGTATTAGCATTACTGATAGGACCTTGACCACCATTTACATTAACAGTAATTGTTGTTGCTGTTTTTGAAGTAATTGCAAGATTGGTATTGTATGCATAGTCTGCACCAGTTGCTGTATTTGCACCTATTGATCTAGGATATGTTTTATTAACAGCACCAGATCCTGTGTTACATGAGAATGTAAGTCCGTTCTCAGCAAGTTGGATCATTCTACCAACTGCAAGAGTATGAGATCCAATTGTTAGAACTAAATCACCAGTTGTATAATCATAAGTTGCTCCAGTAGGAGTAAATGTTCCTGTAGTAGGATCTTGAGTGATATCCCAGTCACCAACAATAATCTTATCTGTATTTGTACCACTTAAGTTACCAATGATTGCCTGTTTCATATAGAAACCTAGACGTTCATGAGCATATGCAGATTGGAATACTTGTAATCTAATATGTACGAGAACATCATTTGTTCCGAGATACTGTTTAGCAACATTAACAGAGTTGAGGTTACCACCATCTTCAATATCTTTGATTATTTCTTCAGCAATAAGTATCAAGTCTGTCTTACACCTGAGAGTACCATCAGTAGATGTACCATTAGCATTTCTAGGCATATCCAAAGCAAGATCTGGATATCTACTGAGCATATCAGCAGATGCCTTATCAATAATAGGACCGAGGTTAACACGTATTAAGTTTGCAGCATCACGGAACCTATACTGTGTATCAAGATCAATCTGATTAGCGTAGATCTGATCATCTGTACTATTATGATAAGAAACTGGGAATGGAACTTCATAGTATGTTCCTACTTTACCACCAAGGAATTCATAGTCTGGTTTAGACCTAGTTACAGCACCTAGATGATCTACAGGAGTTGCTAAATTAGCAGCATTGAGTGTATCAGTTAAGATATTAATTAAGTTCTCAATGTTTGTTTGAACATCAGTGCAATCAGCAGTATTATGGTTAAGAAGTTTAATGGAATTAGTAATACTAGAAACAAATGTATGTGTTGTTGATATCTTCTTAATAGAACCAGGATCTGCACTTACGAAAGTATGTGTTGATTGTGGTGTATAAGAAACAGCATTTGAAGCAGCAGTTACAAATGTATGAGTATAAGCACCACCAGTACTCAATACTGCTCTAGTAATACCATTTGCAGTAGCAGATACGAATGTATGTGCAGTTAAGTTTGTTGATGGAACTTGATCTAGAACCTGAACATCAAATGTATTAGTTTGTACATTAGAAATTGTTAACCATCTATTAGATACAGGATCAGTTGGGCGTGGATATGAATGATTAGTAGCATTACTATCTTGAGCACATGTGAATGTTAATGAATTATCAGCAATCTTGATATGCTCACCATTAATCATTCCATGACCATTAGATGTAATAGTCATTACACCTGTAGTTGGATTATAAGCAGCAGTACTTGCAGTGTAAGTATTATTAGTGCTTTGGAATGCATGAGTAGTGGTGTTAGAAGATGTACCAACGTTAAGTGTAACTGTATTAGAAGTTACAGAAACAATTGCTACAGCATCATTATATGCTGGATCATCAGCAGTTGCACCACTTTGACCATTTGCACGAGGATAAGAGTGATCAGAAGCTTGACCATCAGCATCACAACGGAATACGAGTGAATTATTAGCAATCTTGAGAGATGTGCCAGATGTAAGACTATGCTCACCAATGGTTAGAACTAAAACACCAGTGGAAGGAGTGAATACAGCGTTAGAAACATCATATCCCTTAATTGGAGATGCACCAACATTAACCGTAATTACACCACTTTGTTTGCGAAGACCTTTAGTTGTAGCAGATTTGAATACATGAGTGGATGTATCTGAAGATACACCGACATTAATATCAAAAGTATCAGTTGCTGCACCAGCAACAGCGAACCATCCACCACTTGCACGATCAAATCCAGTTCTAGGATATGCATGATCTGTGGTATTGCCATCTAGTTCACATCTAAATGTTATTGAATTATCTACAATCTGAACATAATCACCATTAGAGAAACCATGACTAGGAATGGTTATCGTTAACTTACCAATACCAGGACTGTAAGTGGCATTAGTAATTGTATGATGTGTATGTCCTATATGTGTAACAGGGATAGACTTAAGATTACCATATGGGTCTGTTGATCTTGGATATTGCTTATTAGAAGATCCTCCATTCATTGTGCAGTTGAATGTCAAACCAGCATTAGCAATAGTAACACTTGAACCCTTCTTCATACCATGTTGACCAATAGTCAAAGTCATGTTACCTGTCTCAGCATCATAAGTTGCTGCAGAAGGTGTGAATTGAGCGTTAGTACCAGCAGAACCAACATTAACAGTAACTGTTCCTGTTTGACTCTTAAGTGCTCCACTAACTGCAGAAACAAATTGATGCTGAGATGTATCAGAAGAAACACCAACATTTACTCTGAATTGAGTTGTGGTTACATTTCTTACTTCGATCCACTTATCAGCAACTGGATCTGTTGATCTTGGATAATCATGGTTAGTAGCATTACTATCCTTAGCACATGTAAATCTTATTGCATTAACATCAAACTTAACCATGTCACCTTCAGATAATCCATGATTAGCAACTGTCAATAACAATTCGCCTATTACAGGATTATAATCAGCAGCAGTTATTGTATGTGAAGTTGTACCAACAGCAGTGATAGCAACAGGTCTTCCAGAAGCACGAGTATCATGTAATGAACGAGGATATGCTTTAGGAGACTGATTATTATCCATCGTGCAAGAGAATTTCAATGATTCATCTTCAATTAAAACACTGTCACTTGTAGTCAAAGTGTGCTTACCAAGTGTAAGAACCATATTACCGTTTGAAGGATCGTATGTTGCTGCAGTTGGTGTATAAGGTGTATTTTCTTCATTTGCAAGAGACTTACCTACGTTTACAGTAAATGTATTAGTATCATATTTTGTAATTGCTAACGCAGAATTATAAGCAGGATCAGTCTTACGAGGATAAATGTGCTTAGTTGCATTATCATCAATATTGCACTTAAGTGTTAGACCTTCTGGTTTAATTGTAATTGCTTGTCCTTGCTTCTTAATACCATTTGCAATTGCAGACTTAAATGTATGAGTATAAGCACCACCTGTCTTAAGAGCAGATCTTACTACACCACCACTAGTAGCAGATACAAATGTATGTGTATCAGTGTTTGTAGAAGGTGCTGTTTCTAGAACTTGAACATCGAATGTATTAGTAGCTACGTTAGATATTTCTAACCATTTACCACTAGAGAAATCAGTTGCTCTTGGATATGCTTTTTGTGCAGCAGTACCAGATGCTCCATTGAAACCACAACTGAATGTTAATGATTCGTTGGCAATTTGAATGAAATCACCATTTTCAAATCCATGACCATTAATGGTCAATTCCATAACACCTGAAGTTGGGTTATAAGATGCATCAGTTACAGAATATGCTGCTTGAGGAACGAATGTATGTGTATAAACACCACCAACAATTAATGCTCCTTTCTTCGCTTCTACGAAAGCATGAGTTGTTGTGTTGGATGAAATACCAACGTTAATTGTAACTGTTCCATCCTGAACCTTAATTCCATTAGAAGTTGCAGATTGATATGAATGAGCAGTATTACCAAATACAGTTTTTCCTACAAATATATCAAATGAATTGGTTTGACTATTAGTAATTGGAACCCATTGATTAGCAATTGGATCAGTAGTACGTGGATAAGTCTTATTAACTGCACCACCACCCATATCACAACTAAATGTGATTGAATCTGCGTCTAATTTTACTGAAGCAACTGCCCTTTCAATACCATTAGATGTTGCTGAAATGAATGTATGTGAAGATAGATCTTGAGACTTGCCAACATTAACATCAAATGTATTAGTAGTTACGTTAACGATATGTAAGAACTTATTACTTACGGGATCAGTTGAACGAGGATATGTATGAATAGTTGCATCATAATCCTTAGAACAAGTAAATGTTATTGAATCATCTTTAATTCTTATTCTGTCACCATTTGTAAATCCATGACCAGCGATGGTCAATGTTAAAACACCAGTTGAAGGTGTATAAGTTGAATTAGTTACAGTATGCTCAGAAGCACCAGTTAATCCATGACTACTAGAAGTAATGGTTAGAACACCAGTTTCGGGATTGTATGCTCCACCAGAAGCAGTCTTATTAGAAGTTCCAACAGCAGTGATAGAAACAGAAGTATCAAAAGTCTTGTCACGTTTTTGCTTAATACCAGTTGCTGTACCAGATACAAAGATATGAGGATCTAAGTTTGTAGATGGAATAACATCCAATACTTGAACATCAAATGTAGTAGATGCTACGTTAGAAACTTGTATCCACTTACCACTAACAGGGTCAGTTGATCTTGGATAAGTTTTATTGGTTTGATAACCATCAAAGTTGCAATTGAATGTAAGTGAGTCATCATCAAATTTAACCCAATCACCATTTCTCATTCCATGAGCAGATGTGGTAGTGATACTCATAATACCTGTAGTAGGATTATAAGATGTACCAGTAGTTGCCTGATGTGTATCAATTGTTGTTCTTGGATATGCATGCTCAGATACATCACTATCTTGATCACAAGTAAATGTAACAGCTTCATTCAACAATTTAATATTGTCTCCTACAACCAAATCATGAGTTCCAAGTGTAAGAACCATGTTACCATCAGCAGGAGTATAAACTGCATTACTGATATCATGAACCAACTTAGGTGACTTACCTACATCTAAAGTTACAGTATTATCAACATGGATAAGACCACCTGGATATGCAGACTTAAATGTATGTGTGGATTTATCAGGGGAGATGCCAACATTTATTTCAAATGTCTTATCTGTCTTATTAGCAATCTTAAACTGTCTACCAGCATAAGGATCTTTTCCTACTCTTGGATATGCGTGATCGGTATCATTTCCATCTAACTGACAAGTAAATGTCAATGAGTTATCAAGAAGTCTTACCTTATCACCATTTTCAAATCTATGATTGTCATATGTAATTCCATTAGGAACTGCATATTGGAAGATGTGTGCATAATCACCACCTGTGACTATTGCATTTGAATTAGCAGTTACGAATACATGAGTAGAAGTATCTGATGATGTTCCTACGTTAACTGTAATTGTTGTTGAAGTTGTACCAGTAATATAGACGGAAGTCTGATATGCAGGGTCTGGAGTTCCAGTGTTGTTAGATGCTCCACCAGCAGTACCATTTTCACCACTTGATCTTGGGTATGTCTTCTGAGTTGAGTTGCCATCACCATTATAGTTACAAGTAAATGTAAGTGAATTATCAGCAATTCTAATACCATCACCAACAGATAGTGAGTGAGTTCCAATTGCTAGTACTAGATCACCAGTTGCAGGATTGTATGTTGTACCAGCACCAGGAGTAAAGTTAACTGCTGGAGTAGTACCAACATTAACATCAAATGTGTTTGTTGTTATGTTACTTAAACTTAATCTCTTATCACTTTGAGGATCAGTAGATCTTGGATATGAATGATCAGTAGTATGGTCATCCATTGCACAAGTAAATACAATACTGTTATTAACAATCTTAATCTGATCATTAACAGTAAGTCCATGATTAGGAACAGTCAGTGTCATAACACCAGTTGTAGGTACATATGCAGCGTCAGTAACACTAAACTGCTTACCACAAGTAAGAACCATCTTACCTGATGATGGTGTATATGTTGCAAAGGTTATTGTATGACGAGAACCTTCATATAGAATAGGAATAGAATCATTATATACTGGATCAGTTGTTCTAGGATATTTCTTAGTTGTAAAATCATCATCCATATCACAAGTGAATGATAAAGATTCCTTCGCTAATTTAACATTAGTACCTGCTCTTAAACGATGTTCACCAATATCCATTGTTAAGAGACCACTTTCAGCATCATAAGTTGCTGCTGAAGGTTGGAAACCTACGTTAGGTGTTTTACCAACATCAAGTTGGAAAGTATTAGTTTGCTTATTCTGAACACTTAACCAACCTTGACTTGCATGATCAGAAGATCTTGGATAAGTATGAGTGCTTCTGTTCTCATCCATTGAACAAGTGAATGTTAATGAATCATCTTCTAATTGAACCTTATCACCATTAAGTAAACCATGACTGTTACTTGTTATCTCTAAGATACCTGTTGCAGGATTATAAGTTGCTCCTGTTGCTGTAAGTGCAGAAGGACCAACAAAACCATGAGATGATTTTGTTATCTTAAGATCTCCTGTTGCAGCACTATAAACTACATTGGTTGGAGTAATTTCTGTAAATGATGATGTAGTAGAATCGGTGATAGAAGTATCAGTCTTCTGAGTTAATCCATGATCACCTTGAACATCCCATAGAGAGTTAGTAACAATAAAGTCAAGAATTTCATCTAACTTTCCATATGCCCAAACAGTCTCTATAATTTCTTTCTCAACGTTGAGAAGTTGAACATTGTTAACATCTGCTCTATTAACATAGTAACTCGCTGCATCCCATATCTTACTATTACTACCATTCTGAATATCAAATACAATTGCCTTACAAACATCTCTAACATCATCCTCGCAATTAACATTACCACCAATAACTGTAAAGTTAGGGAATTTCTGATTGATTAGATATACAACTTCCTTAGCAATAAAGTCTAAGTTTGAAGTAATCAAATCTCCAGCATTAATGTATCTCTGAGTATTACCAACAAATCCTCTATTTGCTATACCAACATTAACTGTTATTGTAGTAGCAGTTTCTGCTGAGATTGCTAATGTTGCACCATATGCAGGATCAGTTACTCTTGGATAGGTATGATTAGTAGCATTATTATCCTTAGCACAGGTAAATGTCAAAGAGTTTGGTTTAATTGTAATAGTATTAGATGTTGTATAACTGTGTGATCCAATTGTTAATACTAGGTCACCTGTATTTGGATTGTAAGTAGCATCAGTAACATCCTTTTCTACACCACCTGTTATTCTAATAGCATTGTTAGCTGTACCACCAGCCCAAGTATGCTTACCAGCAACTTTACGCACAGTATCAATAATAGAATCATTATTGAAGTATTCACCTGCTGTAAATGATTCTACACCAGACCAATCTTCAACATGTACTCCACCATCTATACCTTCAAAGTGAAGTAGTAATTTTGTATTAGCATCACCTTGGTATATTCCATTAGGAGCAGTAAATGCTGTGGTATAACGAGAAGTATTTGAAATTCTTAATTCATCAACATGACCAGTAAATCCATTAGCACCTGCATAATCAGCACCGATACGAATTGGTTTTGCGATATATGATGAGTTATCAGTAGCAGTCCCTGCCTCAGTACCGTTTATATAAATTTTTGTTGTAGTGGATACTCTGACAATAGCAATATGTACCCAAGTATCAGCAGTTAAAGTGGTACTTGTAGTTACTAAATCAGAACCATTAACATGCCAACGTGGTTGACCAGTTGCCAAATACAATCTACCAGCAACTTCAGTTGCACCTGATGATCTTGTATCAAAAATATCAACATTACCACTTAATGAAGCAGTAGCAGGTCTTATCCATAGATCTACAGTGAACACACCAGAACCAAAAGCAATTTCTGTAGTTGAAGGAGTGCTAATATAATCTGCTGCTGCAAGTTCTAATGAAGTTAAACCAAATTTTTTCTGTGTAGTATCTAATTTAGCATCTTCACTAAAGGTGAATTTGTAATAATCTTCACCATTTGATTGTGTTCTACCTATCTTACCAAGATAAACAATATCACGTGCCTGACTATAACCGATAACTTCTGCCTTTGTATCCCTAGTTCTTATGATCTGACCATTATTAAAGAAACCAGTTCCTTGCTTGTCGTAGAAAGATAGTTTTCTTACTCTTCCATCTTCTGAACTAGTAAAGTCTCCAACATTATTACCATAATTGATCCTATAGTTACGAACATATTCATCCTGAACTATACTTCCTACAGCATTATCATAAGGTATTACATAATTATTGATTAATTCATTTGCAGGGAACTTACTATCAAATGCAGTAAGATTATCAGTGAAATCTACAACATTAACTTGAGATTGAGAAATGTTATCTAGAACAACATTAGGATATGATGAAGAAGTAATTCTGTTAAATAACAATCCAAAGAAAGAAGATCCAGGAGAAATATTAACCTGTCCTATAAACTCATTGGTTGTAGGATCTTGATACGCACTAGTAGATGCAACACTAGCAACAACTCCAGATTTAGAACCAATAATAATATCATTCAACTGAATATCAAATAATCCAGGAGTTGACTTATATGTACCAGCAGTCTTACTTAATGTTAATGCATTAGTAACAGCAATAACAGTGCTATAAACTGGTGTATTTTCTTGTTGTGCTACTGCCTGAGTTCCAACCTGTCCTCTTGATACCCCAAGAGTTGTGGAGTCTGCATTATCAGTAATACTATTGACTAGGAATATCTCAGATCCAAATTGATAATTCTGAGTTGCTACAAAGGTTCCAGCAGTGACTGGTGATAATGAAGCACCTCCATAAGGAATTACCTCAATACTTGTAGTTGAAGGTCCAACTGCATAACGCAATTGTGCTGCTGGAGTTTCTTGACCTGTTGCTAAGTTAATTTGTTCAACTTTTGCAATATCTCCAGTTAAGTTAGTTACATTCTCACCAAATGTAAATAGACCAATATTTGATACAGCAGTATTTGATGCTAAGAGAGCAGAGAACCCTGTTGCACCAACACTAACTAATTCACCTATAACAAAGGTTCCTTCTGTAATATAACCAGAAACAGTATTACCAGTAACGTTAGTTACAATTAATCTTGCATTTGTACTACTACCAACAAGAGGATTTCCAATATTAGGGAAAATACCGCTAATATTAGTAAACTCAAAAGCAACAGTTTGAATTTGAGAAACTGTTATGTTAGCATACTTAACACTTGCAGGTGGTGAAGGTGGTTCACTGAATACAATGGAATCTGACTGAATGTTGAATGATGTCTCTGGGTTTTGTACAACACCGTTAAGAACAATCATTAACTGATTAGCATTAGCAACAACGTTGTTACCATTAACAGTTAGAGGGAATGCAATCTTTTGACCATCAAACAGGTTAGAAATATCATCAATACGTTGTACAACAGAGGTCAAAATGTTCTCTGAAGATGTCAATCTCTTCTGACGGAATAAAACCTCGGTATTATTGAACTCTGTGTATATTGGTTCAACTAAAGCAAAGTTCTGAATATTAGGAACAATTGCTTCCTGTGCAAGTTCAACAGACTTAGTTAACTGGAAGAAGGTATCCTTATTAGGAATTTGACCATATTCATTAAGATTTAACTCACCAAATACCTTAAATGATGCAGGGTGTACGTTTCTAATAAGAATTTCTTTCCAATCACTAATAGAAACTGCAGACTTAACAGCATAAGAGAAGTCCTGATAATAGTAAGAGTCTTGGATTTTTTGAATAATTTCGGATGGTTTACCAACATCATCGATAAACTGACCTGTAGTTTTGGTAATAGAACCAATCTCTAGAACACCACGAGCAACTTTAAGATCACTTATAGTACCAGAAGACTTAGAAATAACACCTGTAATCTTTTGACCATTAGCAAAGGTTCCTGTATAGTCAACAATCTTAAGAATTCTAGGTCCAATCTGCCAACCAGAGTTTGTAGAAACATATCCAGTTGCAGTAGCAACATCTAATGTATCACCCTGATAAACCAATTCACCTTCAAGGAAAGTAGAAGTAATAACATTTGCTTCAGCAGCACCACCAAATGATTCAGTTAATACACTTTGACGACCTTCACCAGCGTTAACGAAGGAAATTGCGTCTCCAAGAGCAGCGTTTGAAGCAGTAATTGCAAGTTTTAACTGATCACCTTCTAAAGAGTTAGTAGCACCAGCAATTGCATAATAGGTAGTAGTTGCGTTAAGACGACCAATAGCACCAGCAGCAAGAGGGAAATCAGCACCATCTCCAGTATCAGTAACTGCTACACTTACTGCAGCACCATTAACAATACCATGAGGATAAGCAAACTGTAATAAACCTAAGTCAAGGTTTACAACATAGTTAAAGGAAGATCTTAAACTAATAGTTGGTGTTGATGAATAACCAGCACCAGGATCTTTAACAACAATATTATCTAATCGACCATTTTTAATACTTGATTCTGCAGTAGCACCAGATCCACCACCACCTGTAATTATTACAGCAGGTGCTAATGAATATCCAGAACCTGGATTAGTTACTGTAATACTAGAAAGAATACTTGTAGAAGTTAACTGAGCATTTAATGGGAATGTAATCTCAGGACGTAAAGTATAGTCATGAGGATAATCATAACCAAAGTTATTGTTCTTAAGTTTCTTAATCTTACCAACTTTATCACCTTTAGTGAAGATAGATGCTTCAGTACCGAAAGGTGGGATAATTACATTTACTTTTGCTCCTGATCCAGTCAATCCAGATCCAAGAATTCCTGCTACTGAATCAATGTCAATAGATGCAGTGGTATATCCTTTACCTGCTGAAGTAATTACAACAGCATTAATTTGACCTGGAATTGTTATACCATCGTCATCTAGACCATCAGCAACAGTAATTTGTACAAGACCACCTTCACCGTCACCAGTAATAGGTACACCATTATAAGTTCCTACAGCATATTCAGTTCCTGGTTCTTCAATGGTTGCTCGTTCAATCTTTCTGGTTGATGAAATACCAGTAACAACAGGTAATTTAGTATAGAAACCACCTGGATTAACAATTCTAATAGCGTTTATAGAACCAACTGCTTTAACTGAACTAGTACTATAAGATGTTTGAGATATAGAAGCATTTCCTTCAGGTTCATTAGCAAGTAGGAATTTGAATGTATCTGGTCCTGAAGTAATTGTCTGTCCTGAAGTAGATGTAATATCAAAAGTTCCTTTATAAGGAGATTCTACAACATCTAAGTAACTACCAGCAACAACAGGGGAATTATCTCCTGTTCTAGATGGATCAAAGTAATATGAAATATTAGTAACAATAGTATCATCAATTTTCAATTTAACAGAAGGACTTGGTTGTCCACCACCTGTAACACCAGGAATACCTATTCTTTCAATAGAGTTGAATGAATACTCTAGTTTGTATAAGTTATCCTTAGAGAAGGATAAGTTACCACCTACAAGAGAAGAGTGACTTAGGTCAAACAAATACTGATGACCATAGTACATTTTAAGAGTTGGTGACTTAACAAAGATACTTACAGTACCTGCAGATGTTGCAGGGTCAGTAATTGCAATAGTTGGTAATTTATATGTAAATTCTAAAGGACTTACTATAGTATCTACAGCAAATGCACCATCATACTCATCATAAACAGTACCACCAACAGTCTGTGATGGGTTACCATCAACATATAATATTTCACCCTTATTCAAATAATGACTTGTTGCTGTGATAACATACACTTCATTAGTATTAGCAACAGCAGTTACTTGAAGTGTCTTATTTAAATTAGCAGTTAACGTAATCTTAGTAACTGCAGTTAGACCTGTAACTTGAGCAGTTGTATATGTTGCATTGAATGAAATATTACTAGCAGCAATATTAACTACAGATCCAACAATAAATGGTGACCCACCAGCAACTTCCTCAATTTTAACTGAATAATCAGCAACTAGGAATGGTTTGAACTTAGCAAATCCATCTAGGTTCTGACCACCACCAGCATTATAACCAGTGCCATCTAAATTATAATCATCTAAATCTATGTCAAAAGTACCAGGAGTGGTATTGTTGACCATTGAGAAAACATAATTTTGTATAATATTAGTATCATTTGGAATTGGTCCTACAATACCATAAGTACTTTGCTCATTAAACTGTTCTGTAACTAATTTTCCAGTATTTAAATCATCTGTCCAAGCATTATTATTAACAGCAAGATATACCTTATTATTAACAGTATCTGTCTTGATTATGTAACCACTATTAACAAATGTACCAGAATCATTATTCAATCTTAATTTCGCACCAACGGTGAAGTTGAATGCCTGATTTACAGTTAATTCTTGAATATTATCAATTTTAATTGTATTTGTAACCTTAAAGAAATAACGATCTTTAACTACAGCAGATACCTTAAGTTTTTGAGAACCTGGTGAAGGTACTGTTGCTGTTCTGGAACTCCATGTATCCTGAGTGTAAGTTAATGTCTCAGTATCTTGAAGAAGTGTTATAGTTGCATCATCATAATCTAATGACTGCAATCCAGCAGATGCTAAAGATATTCCAGTTGTTGTAACAGTTAATACACTTCCAGTTACAGGACTTACAGCAGTTCTAGTAAATCCAATTTGAGTATTGGTTTGAGTACTTTGAGTACCAATCCTTGCAGCATCAGCATCTTTATCAACTTTTAATCCCCAACCAACATAATCGATATAATCATATCTGTTTAGATTAGTAGTGAACCATGAAGTATCATTCCAACTATAACTTAATGCAAAAGTATCAGTTGGAGGTAAGTTCTGAATATCATTAGGAACTGTTGGTACAACTGCTCCATTTCTAAGTCTAATATTATCAATATAGAATTGTCCTTGTCTTTCTTTCTTAAAGTCTCCAGCACCAGTACCCCAACCTACTTGGTTACCAAAGTATAGTGTTTTAGCACCTAGAGCAGTATTAGAAATAATACCAGTAATTACCTGAATACCATTGACATATACTTTGAAATCATTACCTTCTTTCTTAACACCAATAACTTGCCAACTATTATTAGCAAACATGTTGGTTTGTGTAGATTCTACTGGTGTAGCACCACTTAATGCAGTTGAATTATTAGTTGCTGCAAATTGCAACTTACCAGAACTCATATCATATCCTAACCATAATCCACCAGTAGCATCTTGTGCTCCACCGATACCAAATAGAGTTTGATTAGTTTGTGATAAAGTTTGAGATTCTGAACTTACTCTATGAATAAAGAACTCTAAAGTCCAATCATTTGCTAATTTTGTACCTAAAGCAGAAGAAGAAATATCAAAGTAAGAATTTACCCAAGAACTATTAAGACCAGCAGGATTATAACCATAAATCTTAGCAAGATTACCAGCAACAGTAATTGAATTAGTTGCAGAAGTAGTATTGAGTGTATAATGTCCTGTTACATCGGTAGTTGCATTAGAAGCAAAGTCGAATATAAATTCATTTCTATTGTAATTGGTTTGACCATAAAGATGAATATCACCTGAATTATCAACATCTAATGAGTGTACAGTAAGACCTTCTACGTTATCATTAGTAAATGAATTTGTACTATGGTTCTTAAGTTTACCATCATAACCAATTTTAACTGAATCTACAGTCTTAAAAGTGTTTGTATTATTTGTTCTAGTAAATGCAATGTTTAAATCACCAAAAATGTCAATGACAGATTTCTTAGCAAGTGATATATCTCTACCTGGAGTAACATAACGATAGTTCCATAGTAAATCTCCTGTAGAATCTACTTTACCTACCCAGAAACTATCTCTAGTAGTATCATCAGATTTAAGTCTTAAAGTTGATGTGAGATAGATTTCATTAAATTCATCAATACATATGCTTGTATCAAGAGTAGAATAAAGAACATTTGTGTATTGCTTAATCCAATCAACTGTAAATGCATTTACCCCAAGTGTTATCTTAGCAATGGCAGGATTAACATCTCCTTCAGTGGAAGTTGTAGCAACTTCCATACACAAGTAGATATCTGTACCATTAACAATTAGATCTGTAATTTTCTCGGATGCATTAGTAGTTGCTAATTTTCTCTTAATAGCAAAATTACCTGTAGTGTCAATAGATGCAATCCAAGCATCGAAAGGAGCACCTGAGTTAGTATTGGTATAACCAGCAATAATGAAACGAGTATCTGAATATTTCTTAAGTGAAGTTACATAATCAGCACGAGTAGAACCTGAAATACCAGCATATCCTTTCTGGAAAGTTAATGCAGCACTTAGACCATTTTCTGCTTGTGTGTATTTTGCTAAGATTATATCAGGGTTATATGCTGATAGCATATTACCATTTGGTTTATTACCACCAACTACCCATATACTATTACCATCAACAAAAATTTTCTGGAATTCTGTATAATTTTGACCTGTATTACTTTCTAAAGTTCTTTCCCATTGCTTAACACCAGTTGCTGAAACTTTAGCAATAAAAGCAACTTGATTTCCACTAGCATCCTTAGTCATACCACAAAGGTATGATTCTTTATTATCTGCTACATGAACATCATTAATTTTAACATAACTGTTATTTGATATCTTAGAGATGTAGTAATCTGCTTTTTTAAAGATCTGTGGGTGAGTTAGGATAACTCTAGGGTTCTTAGTATAACCAGATCCTGAATTTATGATATTAATAGTATCAATAGATCCTACAGAACTAACAGTAGCTTCTAATTCTCCAGATGATCCATCACCATCAATAATAACTGATGGAGGAATGTCAGTATTATATCCTGATCCTGTTTGGTCAATAACAATTTGCTCAATACCTTTAAATTGACGAACAATAAATGTCTTATTGGTATTCGCCATTATAGGTGTATAATCTACAAATACCTGATCGCCAGCAACAATATTGTGAGGTATAGAAGTTTGTAGAACACCAAAATTGAATCCACTGATATTTTCAAATGTGTAAGCAGAAACTGTTTCACCTTTAATTCTAGAAACACGTGCAGAAACACCAGATCCATCAGTATCTGTATTATCAAATACAAGACGATCATCTACCTGATAGTTTTTACCTGGGTTTTCAACTGTAAATCCAGTAACAGATGCATCTTCAAATTTAGTAGTAGTCTCAACTTCAATATCAACTTTAGAGTCAAATTTAACTTTAGGGAAGTAATCAAAGAGTTGTAAAGGAGATTCCTCGAACATTTGTCTTGGTACTTCATCAGATTCGATAACACCATCACGGTTATCATCCTCTGCATCAAATAAGAGAATATCACCATTCTCCATAGTTAATGCATTTGATGCTGCGTTTGGAGTTCTTTCAACATCAATATCAACATTCTCATATGGGTCTCTATATCTAACAACACCAGTAGGAATGTTCTGTTGAATAGCATTAGGAGTTAAGTTCCAAGTATCAACAACAGAGTTGTAACTAGGACCAATAACATAAGGGAATAGTGGATTACCATCCTCTGTAGCATCAATAGTTACGAAATATACATATCTACCATCTGGGAAATCGGGTGTCTTACAAAAACGTCCATTATATTGATCTAAATCACCTAAACCAAAGACATACTCATAATCTTCAACAAAATTACCAGAAGCCTCATCTGTTATAAGAGGACCAGCAGTTCTAGAAGGAAATGGGTTGTTAGTTGCATCAAAGACTAAATTTGTCTTTAATCTGTATGATGTGTTTAATTTTGTAATAGTAGAGGTTTGATCAGTAGGATCAGTGTATCCATAAGGTCCATATATCGGATTACCATCAAATGCCCAACCAATAATAGGTGAGTGTGCTAATTGTGTCTCTTGCTCCTTAATAGCACCATCAGTATTTTGGAATAAGTTATCACCAAGAATATATCTTAATTTCTGAGGATTGGATAAGTGAGCATATTCACCACCATATTCGTTGTTATAACCTTCAAATACAGCACCTTTCGCAGCATCGAATGTTGATGTTGCTTGAAGGTTGTAAGTCCACTGGAACACAGATGGTGTGAAAGTAGCTTCAGATCCAATAGAAGTTAAGTTAATAAGTGTAGTTCCTTGAACATAGTTAATACCCTTATTAATAATCTCAATATTAGTTACTCTTCCAGCATTTTCTCCATCAGTGTCAATAGTTGCTCTAGCAATAGCACCAAATCCAACACCTTGAATAGTTACTTCAGGTGCAGTAGTATATCCAGATCCAGCAGAAATGATAGCAATAGATATAATTCTACCATCATTAACGATTGCTTGTGCAACAGCACCACTACCAGAACTTAGACTTACTGTTGGTACTGAGGTATAAGATGCACCACCACTTGTAATAGCAACAGTTTTAATAGGACCACGAACAGATGCCGTAGCAGTTGCACCAGATCCGCCACCTCCAACAATTGTTATTTGAGGTTGTGAAGTATATCCAGAACCACCATCGTTAATTAAAATACGTGAAACAACTCCTTTGGTAATAATAGCAGTTGCAGCAGCACCAGCACCATTACCACCGACTATAGACACCAATGGTGATGATGTGTACCCAGAACCCCCTGCAGTGACTGTGATCTCAGAGATAGAACCATCAACAGTTACACTTGCAGTAGCACCACTACCTCCACCACCATCTATTGTCATAGCTGGAGGAGAAGCAGCATCATATTCTTTACCTGCTGTAGTAATTGAAATTGCAGTTAAAGCACCAAAAGTTTTAGTTAATTTAGACTTATAAGACCATATAGAAACACCGTTTACCCATGTACCAACAGGTACATTACTTGATATTAGGTTTTTAGTTGAAATTGTCTGTGAAGTTTTAGGGAACCTATTTAATTTACGTTGGTTACCTGGAAGAAGTGCAGATCCTGGAAAAGGTCCAATTTCATAGTTTGGAATACCTGTAGAAGCAACATACACATGGGTATCATTGAAAAATGTATTCTGGACGTTAGTTGTATATGGTCCAATAACATTTAAAATAGCAGTATTATCCGACTTACCTTTATTAAGGTCAACAGATACAAGAATATTACCTTGAGGTACAACTGTAGCAGGTTGAGGTAATTGATACTGGAAAACATTCGCAGTATCTCTAGATGTTACAAAGAAGGATCCGTTGTAGATAATGGGGTTAGCACCATATACAGTTACCTGATCACCAACAAGAAGACCATGAGCATTAGCACATGTAACAGTTGCAGATTGATTATTAACACCACCATAAGTGATAGATGTCACAGTAACCAACTTTTTAACGTTATATAACCAAGTTTTTAAGTCTGCTCCTTCGCCAGTACCACCTAACTTAGAAACAGTTAGTTTATCACCTGGTAAGTAGTAAGATCCAGTATCTGTCAGTGTTGTTTGTTCTGCATCAACAATACCAACAATATTCATCACAACTTCTTGAGAAGTCCCTTTATTGACATACACTGTGAAGTTTGATGCTATTCCAGTAGCAGAATCCCAATCTTCAACAACACCATTTACAGAACGAGTACATTCTATAAACTGGTTAAGTGATTTTTCCTTATATTGTACAACTTCTGCTGTAGCACCTGTACCTATGACAAATTCACCGTTTCTTTCTGGCCAACCAATTGTAGAGTCAACAGTGATGATACCAGCAGTTGCAGTTAATGGTTCAGCAAGTCTTGTCTTATAAGGTACTGTGAACTTTCCTACAATAGTTTCTTCTGATAAAACTAACTCAAATATCTCTGTTTCTGATGTTTTAATAGAAATAAAGTTTTCTATTAAAGCACTTGCTGCTAATACATTAGTATCTGCAATATCAGCATCTTGAGTTAATAGACCATCTCTAATATTATCAGGATTACCACTAACTAAAGTTGCACGAAGAATGGTGTCAATTGACCAAGTAGCATCAGAAGGTTTGATTATTTGGTCTTTTGGATAAGAAATACTTACAGTTTCACCGTATAGTAACTTAAATAAGTAAGCAATACTATAAGAAGTACCTTTAGATGAATAGAAGTCCTTAATTGTCTTAATAGAGTTTCTAACATCAATTTTTGTATAATCTAAACTAGGAACATCAGGTAAGAACTGTTCTGTGTACTTATCAAGTAATCTTTTAACAAATACAGCATCTAGACACTTAACAGTAGTTTCTTTAGTTGCAGCAGACGCAACAGTGTTATTAGAGAATACTGCATTACCATCTTCAGTATATTCTTTAATTGCACTCGCTGCTCTAGCACATCCTTCAAATTGTGCTTTAGTATATCCAGAACCAGCCTGATTTACTGTAAATCCAGTAACTTCATTTAAACCAATAGTAGCAGAAGCTTCTGCTGAAGGTGGTGACTGAATTATGATTTGAGGAGGTGTTACAGCACTATACCCAGTACCAAAATTGGTAATGTTGATATCAATGATCTGACCATTGAAAATCGATGCTGTAGCAGTTGCTCCAGTACCACCAATATAAACTCCTAGATCATTTACTCTATCATCTACAATATAAACAGATGGGGTATCTTCATATCCACCACCACCACTTAAAATCTCAATATTGATAACACGACCATCACCATCAACCGATGTTTGAAGAATTTGAGCACCAACTGGGTCAATAATTGCTATTCTAGGTACAGTTTCATATCCTTGACCAGCATTTAGTATAGTAACACCAGTAACCTTACCATCTGTTAAAACTGCTCTTAAATTTGCTTTAATTGGGTTAGAACCAGTTGGTTCATCAACATAAATGGTTGGAACCGTTGTATATCCTTGACCAGCAGTAGTAATTGGTACAGTACCAGTTATTTGACCGCTAGAAATAGTTGGAGCACCTAATATAGCACCTCCAGGTTGTAAGAAAGTAAGTCTAGGAGTAAAAGTATACCCACTACCAGAATTGGTAACTTCAAGTCCAGAAACCTCACCATTAGTAACAGTTGCCTTAACAGATGCTACACTAGATCCAGTTTTAGTTGGAGTTTGAATAACAACAGTAGGTGGGTTAGTATCACTATAACCTTTACCACCATCTAGAAGAGCAACACTCTTAATACCATTAACTAAAGCAGTTGCAGAAGCACCACTACCAGTATCCGAGTTAATAGAAACTTTTGGTGGATATTCATACCTGTAACCAGTACCATTTGCATTAATTGCAATACTAGTGATATTACCAGTATCATCAACACGAGAATATCCTACAGCATTAGAACCAAAAGAAGGAATAGGTGCCTCAATAGCGTATACTGATAATGCTCTACCATTTAGAGGAGCAGTTTTAAATATAAACTGGTCATCATCAAGGAAGAAGTCTACTTTAGGTATTAAAAGTTTATTATCATATACAGCAATAACATATTCAGTAATTTCTGGTGCATATCTTACACCATTTCTAGTTAAAGTAAATTGTTTCTTACTATCACCAAATGTATTAGAAATATTATCCGTTCCAACAATAGTATTCTCAACAAAACCACTCAAATAAGTGATATAAGTAAAACTTTCACCATCTGATGCTAATTTTAGTCTAGGAGCAGTTGTAAATACAATATTGGTTCCACTAACAGTATAATCAGTATTTGGAATTAAAGTTTCACCATAAACACTAACAATCAAGTGTTGTGCAGAAGGAGGAGCAACTGGATTGTTCTGTGAAGTTAATGGGAATGATGTAGTTGTGCCATCAAAAGATTTAAGTGGATTTGCAAGACCAGTCCACTTTAATTTTACCTGATCATATGAAATACCTGGACTTAATGCTATATTTGGAGCAGAAGTCGTTTTCTCGTAATATATTACCTCATCGCCTATCATTACTGATCCATTCTTCTCTAAGAATGCATCAATTGTTTCTACTACTATCGTTTCATCAGTTGCTTTTACATCTTCTACTACCTTAGTCGCACCATCAAGGATACTAATATCCAACTTATCAATATCCAGATATTGAAGAAAATTGTTAAGTAAATTCTGACCTAAACCCGTTTTTTCTTGTGATCTATAGTAATATTCAACAAATTTGTTGAATAGTTTATAGTCACTCCTGATAAACTCAGGTGTTTGGGCATTAATTGCCTGAGAAACCTTATTGATATTTGTCATCTAACTTAGAAACAACTCGAAGTGGTTAGTGAACCAGTGTTGGTTATAGCATCGACCACGATAATAGTAGGTGGTTGAGCGAAGACTGTTGGTGTCAAACTATTTAGTGGTATAGTGGAAGGTGGTGGTGTGCCAATAGCGGCTACAGTAACCTCTGGACTTACGATACTAAGAATAGTGCCAGGAGTTGATGCAGGGATTGCTGATATGTTTGATGGTATGAATAGAACTGGAATTGATAAATCAGTCGCTAAAAGACCAGTATCAATAACAGATCCTGTTCCTGTTACACTATCAGTAAGATTTAAGTTAGTTGTGAGTGGAACATCGTCTCCAGCACCTACAGCAGTAATTGGTCCAATACAAATTTCACCAGTATCATAATTTACAGTACCAGCAGAATTATTAGTATAGACTTTCTTATTACCTGTGTTGTAGAACGTCCTGAGTTTACCAAAACCATCATCTTCAAACTGTTGATCAATTCCTGGTCTATCGGCAGTTCTAAAGGTTCCTGAGAGGATTACAGGTTCTTTCTTACATGATGTTCCGTCTGTATTACTTGGAGCACTATTATAAAGACTAGAACCAGTAGATACACAATAAGTATTTGTCTGGTTGGTGATTGGTTTAATGTATTTTAGAATAGTCAACTGAAGAGAAACGTCACTAATTGCCTTATTTGCTAAAGTAACTGCTTTCTGGAATTGCTGACTCTTAAATGTCGAGTTAAAGTTATTGATTTGTGTTTGAGTTGCCCAATCATTAATTGCTGATTGAATATCGGTCTTTATTTGGGAAGTATTGTTTGTAACACCAGTATCGTATAAAACAAATAGTTTTGGATAGATGTATAGATCATCTGGGTCAATAATTACAGGATCGATAGATGCCATCGCATATTTTCTAAGATCTGCAGCAATACTCTTTTTAGTTGCATCATTAAGTAAAGATCCAGTCTTAGTTTTTACTGCAACGTAAACCTTACCGTAAATTGGGGGTTGTAATGCATCTCCACCATAAGCAATAACACTATCTGCATTAGAATAGATGTTTTTAGTAATAACAGCATAATCTTGTGCTGTTACTGCTCTATACTGAGAAGAGTAATATCTTGGAGCATTATACTTGATAGATTCTATAGTTTCAGCAATTTCACCCAATTGAGATTTTTGCTTGATACCTACTGTTATATTTCCTGTAGAATATGTAATTCCCAAATTATCAGTTATATTACCAATATAATCAAAACTATTAATTTCATTTGCTTCGGTTCCTGAAGTTACCAAATATTCTAATTCGATAACCTCACCATCTTTAAGTTTTCTACCTACACTATCATCACCAAATCTCAATTCATATCTCATATCCTCACCTTCAGCAAGGAAATACACCCTTGTAGTACCAGTTAAATTAGTAACTGTATCTACCTTATTATAAAGGTCAGATGTTGTAGAAGTTTCGTTTGCCTTGACTTTAACAACTAAAGTATTAATATCAACGTCTTCTGATGGTACTATAAAATTCTGTGTTTGGAATGTATTAACAACATACTCATAATTGATAATAGATCCCTCTTTTACCTCAACATTGTCAAATAACGCAATACCTGTTGTAGTATTAACTTCTGCTGTCTTTGATGCAAGAATATTCCAAATAAAGTTACCCCCAGATGACACTGGACCTTTCGCTAAGGTAACAGTTGATGGATATGCTCCATTTGTCTGTTGTGTCTGTACAGAGAACGTTAAACACGCCTTAGAAGCAAGTATTGATCTAGGAACATAATTTAAAAGTTTGGCAATATTAACAACATTGTCCCTTACTGTAGCAGACGGCAAAAATGCCTCATTCATCGCCATATTAGCGTTAAATGCGGTATAATATGTGTTATATGCTAAAGTGTCTACCAGATAAGATAAAGCAGACCCTTCAAAATCATAATCGGAGAACTCATTTCTAGTTCTAAGATAAGATTTAATAGAAGCTTTAACATCTTCAAAATCTAATGCTGTTAAATTATTCGGTTGCATTATTCAGGTCTCTGTAGTACGAAATCGACTGTCTCAACTATTGGTATACCTACAATTTTATATTCGATACTGATATTCAATCTATCATTCCCAAAATTCGGGATAACTTCTACACTTTGTAATTGTATACGCTCATCATGTTGGTTAATGGTATTTATTATCTCATCTTGAATACTTTGAGCTGTAAACATGTCTAGAGGCTCAAAGAGCATCTCTTTTACTCTACACCCCAACCAAGGTTGAAATAATTTTTCACCAGGAGAAGTCAGAACTAAATTCCGTATGGATTGTTTTATAGCATTATTATTTTTGACCACAGAAACATCCTTAGTAAAAGGATTGCTCCCCATACTAAGGTTTATGTCTTTAAAGCTACGAGATAACTTTAAATCCTTACCTGTAACCTCTTTGAATGCCATTTAACCATAAAAACCCCTTGCAATTATTATTTATGCTGGATTTTGGGGAATTACAAATATATTGGCAGACATCGTAGTTCTTCTGTTATTTGACCTGTTAGGAACTACAGAATGAGCATAATGAGAGGGGAATATTACAACACTACCAGTCTTAATATCCTTTGGTGTTACATAAAACCCTACAGGAAGTTCAAAAAGAGCATCTAACCCAGAACCATCGTATTCGTAGAACTCATCATTATTAAATCTGAACCCACAATCGTCTTCGGGAATATCATAAAAGTAAACAACACTAATATTAGTAGAAACACCACTATGTTTATGGTATTCTTGATAATGACCAGTATTGTAATGATTTGCCCAAGCTTGTTGAGGAATTATCTGAATATCCGTTTTAGGTTTCATTTCCTCTACAAATTCATTCAATTGGGGTTTTAATACTTCTAACCATTGAATCCAAGGAAGTTCCTCATTTTCAGGTCTTTCCCAAGAACTTGAACAAGTACATTCCCAACTTTCGGGTTTACTGAAATATCGAGGATCTTCTAAGTATTTCTCAAATAAATCCTTAATTTGTTTTTGACCTTCAGGGTTCACATCTCCTCGGTAATACCACCGAGGATTAAACATTTCAACTGTCATAATTTACTCTTCTTCCTCCCAAGAAACGTCACCATCCGCAATTCTTTCTGAATTTACTTTATTTACTGGAGGTGGAGTTGAAGGTTTATTCAATTCTGGTGGAAGATACATCAACATCTCCGCAAACATCTTAGTAGCAAAATCATATGCGATTTTTACCTCATCTTCAAGATCATCACTGAGTTTTTCACGGATTTTTCCTTTTAAAGTATCCGTATCATCAAAGTCATACATTCTAGCAGAACCAGGTACTCTCGCCTTTAACATTTGTCCACCACTTAAATCACCCATGTGACGAGTGTAACAATGTGCCATAAGTGCCTTTGGATCACCAGATATCCCCTGAAGATGCTTTTTAAAGTCTAAAGTAGTCTGAAGAGTAGGTGGAGGTGTAGATCTATGCCACAGTTCCTTATAATCTTCTTTAATTTTAGGTGCTCTATACAATTCCGCTAGTTCATCTGTATTAAGAACGCCAGCTTCATGAGCAAATGTCTCTAAAGTTTCATATTGTAGATATAAATTCCACAAATATATGGCATATACCTCATCTGGCAGTTTTCCACCAAACATAATGCCTACAAACGGTTGTTTTTCCGCATTTTTATGATTTTCAGCAGTTGCTTCACGTAAACTCATTTTCCTTGACCTCTACTCCTCTTTTTTGCGTGATTACGAGATGTAGCACCGTATTTTGTATGCTTACCTTGCCCTTGACGGGATTTTTTGGGTATTGCTTCAACAAATACGTTTCCGTTAACCCCAGTTCTAGTTGCCATAATTAAATTCCAACGAATACATTAATACTCCCTTTTGCTACAACGGATGTACAAGGGAATGCGGGAGTAGCATCTCCTAGTAAATCACCTACCTTACCTGCCCTCATACCATTGATCCAAACAGTCTTAGTTGTTGCATACAACTTCCTTGAATGTCCAGTAGCAAGTTCTCTTCCAGCAGCAACACCGATTGTACAATGCCAAGCAGGGGTTGTTGTGGTAAAGAAACACTTAAATCCTACAGATGATGTACTATGTACACTAGGAGTAGGATGAGGAGTGATAATATCTTGATCCCGTATAGGTATACTACCATTAATTACCACATTTGAAAAGGCCATAACTGGACCTAATACTAAAGGTGGCCAAAGTGTAGTAGCATTCATCGCTGCTACGGGTTTTGGCACTATCTGTGGTGCAGTAGGAGCGTGAGGACACCCACCAAGAACACCACCACCTAAACCTGGATGATGTGAAGAACACATTCCAGCACCATGTCCACTACACATACCGCCATAAATTGCTGCTGGAGATGACATTTTTAAGGATTATAGGGATTTCCGTTTTCGTTAACTGCACTTTTCCAAGTATTCCGTTGATTGGTATACTCATTCCACATTTTCATGGTACCAGTTGCAGTCCATGACTTACAACCATCACCCATTAGACCCGACATTGCATAAGATGTGGTAGTTGAAGTACCATTTCCGTTATCAGTCGTGCCACCAGTAGAACCTGCAGGGGCACTACAAGCAAAATGTGAACAACCTGCGTTAACAGGAGTGCAAGATAGCGTTACATTTATATCTATAACACTTCTCGTATCGGGTCTGTACTGCCTCATTAGGTATTTGGTGTATTGTGAGGAGTAAGGAAGATTAGACATGGTTCCTTGTACGGTCTCTACGAAACTTTCACGGTGAACTGTGACATCAGGTACGGTTTCCTGCGTAATATCGGAAATATCCTTCCTTCGATACGCTCTATTATCATCAATTTGGTTCTTTTGCATCAAATCAAGGTAAGAATTAGGTAATTCTTCAATGTCTTTAATGCTATCTAAGGTATGTTTGACATCAGTCTTCTCATATAAGTGCTGAGTCCTGTTTTTTGCGTATTTTCGTTGCGGTAATTTGTCAATTCTGTTCCTATTAGTGTCTAATTTCACTTTATAGGACGGATCAAAGTCATTTACAATGGTTTTTTCGGGTTGAGACATGTGTGTGGTCTCTAATTTCGCTAAATCATCCGCTTGAAAGTCTAATCCAGGTATATTATCGTAAATATCCTTCTTAAATTTCTCAAATTCATCGGGAATATACGCATCATTCTCTAAAACAGTAGTCGTTTCCTTATGAACGTTAGTTATATAAACCTGTGGAAGGTTTGTAGATGAATATCCACTACCAGGTATGTCTACTTTTATAGCAGTTAGCACTCCACCAGTAAATTCTGCCTTACAAGTTGCTTGAGTACCTGTGGAGACCGACGGGGGTGATATCATAACTTTGGGAGTACGGTTATAACTAGCCCATCCAGATCCTCCACTGACTATAGTAAGATTAGTAACTATTCCATTTGTAAGTGTTACTGTTACTTCTGGTTGTTGTAACAGATTAAAGATGTCTGGTGCGTTCTTATCTACGTCTACAGTAACATATTGCGTTGATTTTTCTAGAAATTCATACATTCCAACCAACGCTGCTCTATCTGCTATACCTTTTCCTGCTTTTGCAGTAATTACATTACCTCTATTAGATGTATATTGTGTATCCTTAGTAAAATTACTACCACTTCCATTGACGTATATTATATGATACGGAAAATTATCCAGATCACTATGCCAAACATATGTTATAGTATGCCCATTAATGGTATCACCTATTAATAGAACGTCGAAATTGGTTTGACCTGTTACAGTTGGTTGTGGGGCAACGGCAGTTATCTTTAAATTAACGGTCAATGTAGCAGTTGAGTTATCAGGAAGGGTATGTACATATGATAAAGGAAATACAGTACCAACTGTATAATTGGCACCAGGTGATAATATCTCTAATATTTCCCATGAAGTACCTGTGAATACTGTGGATGAACCGCTATCGTCAAATACTGCCTTAACTCTTGCCTTAACTCTAAACCCAGTTTGAGTACCACTGTTTAAATCAAAGATCTGAAAGTCATCGAACGTCTCGTCGCCACTCTGGTATGGAGGGTTTTGAGTAGTTGTATAAGGTGTGGATACCGCTTGGTCTTCTTGCCACACATCAGTATAGGTTACACCATCATAAGATAGACTAAAATCAGATACCCCATCAGGTTGAGTAGTCGATAAACTATCGTACGAGAACATCAATTTATTACTTGAGGTACCAATTCCCCATACATTCGGATGAGGGCACTCTGGATCGTCTCCTAGAGCAGGTTCCAGTCCATTCTTCCCAGTACTGTAAGTTAATGTGGTGCTTGCGGGGGCACACGTAAATCCACTACAAGGAGAACACTCACTAGAATATGCCACACCTCCACCTGGAGAACCATCATTGTTGCTCGTAGTAGACGTTTCATCCTCAATATGATAACAAGGAGTACCTATTATGCCCTGATCATCGGAAGTGTCATACAAATAGCAAAAATAAGCATCTGATACACCCATGTCATAAGATAACCCAGTAGGGTAGTTATCATATACAAATACATAATCACTATCATACTGTGCAGGTCGAGTTGGTTTTCCACAATTAGCACTAGTAGGAAAGTATGTTCCTGAAGTATATGCCTCTATAGAAGGATACATTACTGCAATACCTTCTCTGTTTAAAATATTATAATTCCCTGTTCGTGATACATGTGTTGGGTACTCAGTAAACTCTGTAGTAACACCTCCTGATCCAGATGGTGCTTGATACCTAATACAACTATCTGTATCACTATCGTTATTAAGATTGCATCCCATCTATCTTTTCCTCTGTAGAGACTTCTAATTCGGTTATTCTACGATATATCTCATCATAGTTCCCCTTAATATTTAAGTAATCTTTATACCCTTTTGGTTGATAGTATGTTTTATCAGGAGTAGGCATCTCAGAAACATACTTCTCTAATGCTTCAATACGTTTACCAAGTGCCATTAACACATCATTTATTGATAATAATGCTTTAGAGATATCATTCTCCATTACTTTCTCTTTTAATTTACCCATCTTGTTTTAGATTAAAAGCGTTATTGTCTGTATTATACTCTAAAGTATCTCCTGTTGTCCAGTCTAATTCTTCTATTACCTCATGAGGTAAGTAAATAAGAGGGTCGCCATACTCGTCTTCTTGGATCTGTAATGTAAATCTTTTTGACATATTCAGTTTTCATAAGCGATTGCTAATCGGGATGGTAGAAGGATACTGAGTTTTGTGATCTTCCCAAGTCTTAATAACATCCTTAACATCATTTATAATATTCCAACTTACACAATTAGTAGCACACTCATACATTCGGTTATCAAGACCTCCTTCATACTTAATTAACTGCTCTAATACCCATGTGCGATTATCTTGGGTGTCTTGGCGAAAGGTTGGGGTCATGGTTTTTTTCCTGAGATTTTTTTTTAAAAATTATTATATATCACTTGCGTTTGGGAACCTTTGTAGGTTAGGGTAGTTTGCTTTTTAATATAAGGGCCCCATCATGAACCGAGAACCCCCGATATGACTGCGATTTGGGCGGAGTTCTTTACATTTAGTACATTGATTAACTGTCTTATGTATCACATAGGCATTAAAAAGGGAGTGCTTGGTTAACACTCCCATTCTAACATTATGCTGCTAGATTGTCAAGAACTGATTGGTCAATTTCAGTTACATTTGTAATACTTCCTAACCACTTATTGATGTGCCTAGATGTAGTTACTGACCAGAATTTAGATGTTCTGATATAACCTTTGTCTGGGCAATATGCTGCAACTGGTGTTCTATAACTGAAGAAGATTTGAGTTCCGTCGTTGATAGTTAGTTCAGTCTGATTAGCAGCAATTGGAGTTAGTTTCATTTAGTAATGATCCTTTGTTTGGTATACACTTATTATAGTACATACACCCCCTATTGAATACATTGCCTGTGCCAGTTTGTCAACTGTCCTTGATTGTCATATGCCATCCAATTGACTTGATATAATCAAAGCATGAAAATCTAGGTAATTCTTTATACCTATCTCCCCTAGAGTTTCTAACACCGTCCATGTACAATTCAAGGTCAGTTACTGACTCAAATGTCCCATGCAATTTGTTCTGTTCATCTTCAATTAGATACTGCATTTGTCATACGATTGTTTAACCTCTCACAAGGTTAATTATAAGCGATTTATGATAATTTGTCAAGAATATTGCGATTTTCTCATATACATTGACAGTCGGTAGATTACGTGCTAAGAGTACATTTTCCACAGGGATTTCCACAAGGTAAGTAACACTCAACTAGATTTATTTAACCATTTAAATGTTTTCCACAAAATACAGATTAACTGTGGAAAAGTATCATTTAGTGACCCATAATCTATGTTTTCTGATATACTCCCACTTAAGAATGATTAACTCCTTAAGTGTTAAGAATACCCTATCTAATTGTTCTCCGTGAGTAACATTTAAGTCATACTCTTTGTTCTCGTTATTTATCATTGAACATCTCCATATCTTCCCTCTTGTGATTTATACATAGAGACTACATTTGTCTCCTCTTCCGCAACATTTAACAACTCTAATTCATTCCAGTAAATGTTATTAACTAAGAGGTTAACTTCATTATATGGATAACAACTATGTTTTGCAATATCAGGATGTTTATTCCATCTACGTAATGTCATAGTTATATACAATTTGTCGATGAAATTCACCTCTCCGATGTTATCTTTCCATCTGATCTTTTGCCCCTTGATAAACTCTCTGTACTTCATATTAACAGGGTAAAATGATATTTAGATGATTAGATTTGTAGTACCATTCTTGTTAATTATTCGCCTAACATTTGAATAGTCGTTAACATCTTCATCATAAACTTGCACGTTCTTAAGTAACTCTTCTTCAGGAAGATTTTCAAGTTCTGTTAACAAATCAAGGTAAGTCATAGTGTCGTTGTTGTTAAATTGGTGGGCATAACTATCAAATCCAGTTGTTAATATGTTCCAAGGGATTAGGATAGGGTGAGACATTAATTGTAGTGCAAATCTGTCGAGTAATTAACATTATTCACTGGCAGATCTGCACCACTCTTTTTAACATATTCAGAGATAATCTCCTTTGCTTGATTAAAAATAGGGGTGAAATCTAGTGATCCTCGTAGATCATGGGAAAGTTCATCTATCTGCTCTGATGTTAAACAATGGTCAGGATGTCTAACATCACATAGTGGGATAGTATGCTCTACTAATTCATTCAAATTAATAGTGATTTTGTAATCTCGATATACTGGCATAGGTGAAATTTGCTCTGTTGTATGTATATCAGGGGTGATAATTACCTCTGGCATAGTGTTAATGAGTGAAAAAAATCGGGGCGACTATCCACATTTAGGTGAAATATTACACCCCATTGATAGTTAATGAACCAGCGTAATTGTTCTTGTTAAGTACACATGACTGATGAATATTAAAGAGTAATTCATAATTAACTCCCTCCCAATCTTGCCACTCTGATACATAATCTTCAACGTCAAAATCGCCTGTTCCGTCTATATTTTGTGGGCATGATTTGAAATCGTTGTTATCATCAACCCAGAAAAGTCTTCCGAAAGTTTCACTACTATACATTGTAATCCTCCTTGTAGTTTGATACAAATTGTGGGACGTTTGTGTGATCTACGTTATTATCAACGTAGTTAAATTCGTGAATACGAGTATAAACATCATTTACATATTCTTGCATGGATATAACTCTTTTAATCATAGTTGCTCCCTTAAATGTTAACACCTTTAAAACTTTGTCAGGGTTAGTAACATTGTAGGCGTTCTTAGTTGGATAGTAATCTAATACCATTGAACCGCCTTTTGATTGGATTTGCATAATAAAACTCCGAGAATGTGTGTTAGTTAAATGTTATTAAACTTGGGACATTGCCAAGTCTTTAAGATAAGTCTCAGCACAGTCTTCTGCATCTTCGATATTATCAAAAGAACCGAGATTGATTGAGGTACCTATAAGGCAACCTTTTGAACTATCATAGTCCATGCTTTCAACCTTGAAAACATCGCCACCGTAGTGATAGATTGAAAGATTTGGATCTAGAGTATTCTCACGTCTGTAACTGTCGAAAGAATTGGTTCTCACTCCCTGAGACCACTCGAAACCTAGATAGTCATCACATAAATTGATGCACTGTTGAAAAAGAGTTTTTGAATTTGACATAATTTTGAAATTGAATGTTTGTACTGAATGGAAGAAATTTGATCTTCCTTGATTATGTACTTAATATAACACAGATCGGGGCAAAAATCAAGCGACCTTGTACCTGTTTGTCTACTGGCACATGTTCTCAAATCTTCGCTGTGCTTCATCTGATATAATAGGCAAGTAACCTAGTTCAGAATTTTGATCTAATGCATTTAATTGATCATCAGTTAATGAGTTTTTAACTCTATATTCTTCCCATACTTCATCATATAGTGTCTCTAATATGCTTTCATTGTTTATACATGACATGATTAATTAACCTCCTGAAGTGAAAATTGTGGTGCATTAAGTATAATATCTCTTACTCTTTCTCTGTCTAAACTATCACCATCACCCCATGAATATTCGGGTTGTGATGGATAAGCACACATCTGTAAGTATAACCAACTTGCTTCTAATATGATTTCTTTTGTAATACCTTTGATGGGATATAACCCATCTTCAGTATTATAAAATGACCAAACATAGTCTATGAATTCATGTAAGTTATTCATGCTAATACCTCACCTGAATTGTAGATAAGGTTCCAATCGTCACCAGTTCTGATATATCCATTTTCAGAACTGATGAACTTATCTAATACTGAAACGTCAAGATCTTCATCATCAAAATCTATTTTAGCACACCCATATACACCCCACTCGCTTAATTCTTGCATGAATTCTGACCAGTCAGCACATACACAGGCAACGTTCTGAAAATTCTCAACCTGTAGTATTCTCTGCATGATCTTTGAAGTTTTGTCGTTCATAAGTTTAAACTCATTTGTTTACCTTCTTATTATAACCACTAAAGCACCCCAATAGGTGCATGAGTGGACACTTTGAGGACTGTCACACTATTTCCCTACATAATGCTTCGATCATGTTATTCTCAGTTACTGATATTTCTTCATTGAAATCAGGTAACTCTCGTAGTAAGATAACTGAACTATCTTGCTCACTATTTGTTGCATTTGGATTTGCAGTTTGCTTGTAATTCATGTTAATCTCCAGTCGTATTTGTCAATGGATTCTTTACAATCAGGACATGTTAATCCTGAGAAGTTAAAGTGATAAACTGTGCGTACTGATTGACATTTAGGACATGCAATTTGCTTTCCATTCTTACCAGCACGAGTGTATCTTGTGACTTGTTTCATACTACCTCTTGCGTATAATCCCAGAGTTCGATATAACTTAGTAACCAATTTCTCTGGTGATTAGTAACATCTTGACAGTATAATATGTCATCTGCTGATTGTAACTCAAGGTCTTGTGAATTACAGAATTTGACTAATAGTTCGGATAGTAAATCAAGTGCGTTCATGTTCATGTTAACCACTTTTCATCAGTTGTTTCTAACATTTTACCGACCTTATATTCATATCCATCACAATACTCAACCTCTTCATAATGTTTGCAATGTTCAAAATCAGATGCAATTCTTCTCGCTTCAGTCTTATTTTCTGCACCAACTGTTACTGAATAATATACAACTTTCTTTGCTGAAAATGTGTAACTGTTTAATAGTTCAGTCATTAGAATTTGCCTCCATTGTTGTTAGTGTCAAGTACAGTTTCGTTAGTTACGTTATCAACTAACTCATCATATAATTCCTCATCAAAAGTATCAATATCCTCTTTTAAACATTCCAATGAATCTTCATTATGATATGCAATTAGTTGCTCTTTTGCATATTGTACCAAAGAATCCATGTCCATACTATCAACAACTAACTCAACATATTGTGAAGTTAGTTCATCTCTTTGTGAGGATGTTAGGTCTTTAGTCATTACTTAACCCTCCCAATAAAGTGAATTGAACTCTGCAATATTAAGATGCTCATTATCATGTACTCTATGTAATTGGTCAAGGTCGTTATCACAATCAAAGATGAATTCCTCACAGAAGTATTCAACTGAGCAACCTAATTTCTCTGATGCTCTTAACAACTCACCTATCTGTTCGTTGCTTAATTGTAACTCATCAATGCAAAATGCAATGTCACGTTCTAACTGAGATTTTGAAGATTTGCTCATTACTTGTTACCTCCTTTAGATGATTTTGTTGGGAATGTTGATAAGAAGTAATACTTAATTACTGGTGTGGGATCACACAGTTGTTCATAGACTTCTTTGGTTAGTTTTGACATAGGTTAGAAATCTTTTGTTTACTCTTACATTATAACTGCTGTGCGTTATAACTGTCTAGTGTGTATGGTACAGTTCCTTTACTGTCACAGTCTTTCGGTTCTCTCAACTCTTTTAGTTTAATATCAACTTGATACTTAATACTATTTAAGTCATCATAATATGATCTCATAATATCATTCAAATTGATATTACCAAGATCAAAGTTATTCAAATCATCCTCAACTAGGGTGCTAAGTATCAAATACTGTGAGTATGTTAAATTCACACAACTACCTCCGATTTAACTTTAATTTGTTTAAATGTTTCAATACAATTCAATGCTTGTTGATATGTTCTAAATGAAATTCGTCTTGCAAATTGTTCATCTGGAAACCAATAACGTAGGGTTGTGTGCATAATAAAAAAGGGGATATTATCCCCTATAAGTTTACATTTAATAATTAACTGTTAGCAATAAAATCCTCAATAACTTGTAGAACTTCTGCTGATGTTTGTGCATCTTCCAATAGATTGAATAGAGCAACTTCAGGATTAAATGCCATGATGTAGTAAATTAAGGAAACAATAGCAGTTTTAAGTCATACTTAGGACTAAAATCTATAGGGATGTTAGTTCTTTCTTCGGTTGCGATCCGAGAGGCACATCCATCTCCTCGTGAATAGGGTGAGGGAAAACAAAACTGAGGGGTCAATGCATTACCTTAACGTCATGTCTCTGCTTCTTATCATCTATCCTAACGATCATTTGATCAGTCTAATTAAGATGAATGTCAGAGTAGTTAGGAACCTCGTTTGTTTTCCACTCTTATAATATAACATGGATTTGATCGTTTGGGTCAACCCTTGTTACACTTTGTAAG